AGTGGCCGGTGGAAGAAGGCCTACCACGCTCGCAACGCCCACTGCTGGTGGATCGTAGTCCGCAAGGGGCGGTGCGAACCTAGGCCTGGACGCGCCACGTGACCCCACCCCTCACCAAGGGCGAAGACCTCGTCGAGCGGCTTACGAAGAAGCGGCTTGTCGAGAGCTACGGCGAGAACCCACGCTTCGTTGAGGCGCGCACGCCTCCAGAGGAGACGCACCATGGGATGGTTGGGTGACACGCCGCTGACCGGCTTCATCATCGGCCTGATCGTCGGGATCGTGCTGATGGCGATGCTGGGCTGAGCCCATGAAAAACCCCGCCGGGCGGCAGAGAACACCCGGCGGGGCCATCGCGCGCCCCTCGTGGAGGGGTAGGGGGGCTGAGAGGTGCGTCGCGCGACACCCCGACACCACCACGCCGCCGCGCCCCTGTCAAGCGAAGTGTCAAGCCCTTTACATCTCCCAGTAAACTGTGCTATAATACTAATACAGTCGGAGTTACGCCGACGCAGCCCGTCGTGATTACTGGCAACTACCCAGTTTACCCGGCGGTAAACCCTGGAGAGGTAAAGTGTTCGATCAGCAGTCGTTTGAGAAAAAAGCCAAGGAGCTTTTCGACAACCACCATCGCTACCCCACCCAGCACAGTCATGACGCCTACGTGGCGCACACCACCGAAGGTTACATGGTGGGGTTTATTATTCACGAAGCCTATGTGACATCGCTCAGCTGGGCGCGGCGTCGCCTGCAGAACAAGCCAGTGTTTGCGAGGGTGTCATGAGCACCCATAACTCCGAACCCCCCGGCAAATACATCTGCAACATCTGCGGCGGGGCCGATATCCAACGCGACGCTGTGGTGAGCTGGGATATCACCACCCAGGCGTGGGAAGTCGAGTCTGTCTACGATGCAGGCTACTGCGATACTTGCGAGGAGGAGATGAAATTCTTCAAATGGGTGGAGCTGAACCTCAGAGACCACGTGGCGGCGGTGGTCGAGGCCCGTGCGGCTACGCTGTGCCCGGTGATCCCCGAGGAGGGCGCGTGATGCCCTACGTGGTTAAAAGTGACTGGTTCCACCAGCCCGGCAGCTTGGCCCAAGTGCTGAACACCGTGCCGCCGGGCTACAACGACCCGTTCGAGCTCACCCACATCTACCTGGAAGACGCGCGAACGGCGCTGATCGACCACTACGACGCCACGCTGTCCGTCGTGTCCTACTTCATCCAGCCCCCGCCGCTGACCCTGGCGGTGGTCAAGGCGCAGATGCAGCAGGCGCTGCCCGGCGATCGGTTCACCGTCCGCGGCAAAAAAGCCGGCACCAAGGGGGAGCCTGATGGTCTGTTCGTGCAGATGTGGATCGACGTCAAAAATCCGTAACAACCCCCAACCCTCAAGAAAGGTAAGACTATGTTCAGGCAACATTTCAACAGAGAAGTTCTCGACGGCGACTACATCGAGTGCATCGTCAAGCGCGGGATCAATAGATTTCGCGTGAGGGCCTGGGTCGAGCGAGACAACGACACAGGGCCCTACGAGGATAACTTCGACTGGCGCACCCTGCGCCGCAGCCACTACAAGACCGACGCCACGTTTTACAAGCAGGTGGCGCAGAACGCCCTCGCCGAGCAAGCGTTCAAGGACGACGAGTGGTTTTACTGTGGGGTAATCCTCACGGTGTCGCTGGTCGACGAGGAGTTGGACAGCGGCCCCTACCACATGGTCGGCGGCCACGGCGACGAGCTGGTGCTGGTCTCGCGCTACGAAGTCGCCCTGTGGGGGATCGAAGCCAACTACCCGGTGTTCGACAAGCGCCGCCGGTCGAACACCCGCCTGCGCGACTTGGCCAACGAGCAGCTGGGGCAGGCGCTGGAGACCGCCGAGAAGGCCCTGGTGGCCTACGTGACCGACAAGGTGACGATGGCCTATGGGAGGGCTGCCTGATGGCCTGGAGCCCCTACGGTCCGATGGGATCACGCCTGCCCCGCGAGCGCCAGCCGCACGAGGTGCGGGTCAGCAACGCTGAGATCCCGAACGTGGTGCGCAACCACATCGCCTTCACCAACAAGGTTGGGTCCTGCTATGGCGGCTGGGAGCCCAACGATCGGCTCTATGTGGTCTGGAGCTATGGCCCGCACTTCCCGGCCCTGGTGTACGAAAAGCGGTTGAACGAGTGGTTCATCAATGACGCCGACGCGGTCAGCCGAACGACCAATCAGCAGATGCGCGGGTTCCGCTACCAATTCCCCCAGGCGGAGCCGCGTAGCACGGACTGGCTTCAACAGCTGATCCAGAGCGGCGGCGTGAAAAACTGGGTCGCTTGCAAGCTGCTGCGCGCCACCGGACATGACTGGAGGCATGTCGCATGAGCTACGTGATCCAGTTCACGGTCGGCATGCTCGAACCCGTCAACGACGAGTGGGTCACGGCTCGCAATCATGGCGTACTGGGGCATCTCGACGAGGCTCGCCGGCATTTGTGGCGGGAGGTGCGCGACACCATGCAGGCGCACAAGTCGTTCAACGCCACGCCCGCCCCGCAGCTCACTCGGGAGATCCTTCAGGCGCTCTGCCTGAGCGCAGTCCCTGGCGCGGTGGTCACCGTTCACGGTATCGAGCATCGGCTCGTCGAGCTCAACACACCCTAGCGCGCTAGGGCTTGACAACAGTCCTGGAATTAGCGTATACTAGTTGACAGTTGGGGATCGGCCCCGACGACCCAGCCGCCCTGGCCAGGAGCCAGTTTACCCGGCGGTAAATCCCTGAAAGGAACTATCCCATGCGAGCTTCCGTGCTCAAGGCCACGCTCTCGTCGCTGATCGCCCTGCGCCGCCCGGTCCTGATCGAGGGATCGCCCGGCCTGGGCAAGACCCGCATCCCGCAGGATCTGGCCAAGGACATGGGCCTGGAGTTCATCCAGTTTCACGCCCCCACCCTGCAGCCCGAAGACATTGCGCTGCCGGCGACCAACGCCGACCGGACCAAGATTGACTTCCTGGTCAACGGCCGCTTCCCCGTGGAGGGGAGCGAGCACGCCGACGAGGGCTTGATCGTGATCGACGAGCTGCCCCAGGGCGACAACTCGATCCAGAAGACCATGGCCAACCTGATCCAGGAGCGGGAGATCCACGGCCGCAGGCTGAAGCCCGGCTGGGCGGTGGTGGCCACGGGCAACAAGCAGTCCGACCGGGCCGGCGCGAACCGCATCCTGTCGCACCTGTCCAACCGCGTCACCCGCCTGGAGCTGGAGCCGCACCTGGACGACTGGTGCAACTGGGCGCTCTCGAACGACGTGCGGCCCGAGGTGGTGGCGTTCCTGCGCTTCAAGTCGGAGCTGCTGATGTCGTTCGACCCGAACGCCGACAGCAATCCGACGCCGCGCGCCTGGACCGAGGGTGTCTCGCCGGTGCTCGACAAGGTGCCGGGCGACGCCGAGTTCGACTGCATCAAGGGCGCGGTCGGCGAGGGCGCGGCGGCCGAGTTCGTCGGCTTCATGAAGATCGCCCGGTCGCTGCCCAACCCGGACGTGATCCTGCTGCATCCCGACACCCATGAGGTGCCGCATGAGCCGAACGTGCTCTACGCCCTAAGTGGGGCGCTGGCGCACCGGGCCAGCGAGAACAGCATCGAGCGGGTGGTCACCTACGCCAAGCGGATGCCGCCTGAGTTCATGGTGCTGGTGATGCGCGACGCCGTCCACAAGTGCCCGGCGATCACCAGCACCCGGGCGTTCATGGACTGGGCGGTGAAGGAAGGCTCGAAGGTCCTGCTCTAACACACCCGCGCCCCGGACTTCGGTCCGGGGTTTACCCTGGAGTAAACTCATGGAAGACACGGTCTTCCTCGAAGACCTACCCGAGGTAAGGGTGGTGATGATCATCTATCGACTGGCGCTGGGCCGGGACCCTAAGTTCCTGGTCCGCACACTGCACCAGACCAACGACGCCAAACATTTCGACAACTTGCTACAGGCATGGCGTCGCAAGCTTATCGACCCCGAGTGGCTGGCCAATACTCAGGGTAAATTCCAAGAGGCCATCGACGCACGTCAATCCCCCAGGTCCCGAGGCTTCGCCGAAGCCCGCAACATGGTTCACCACGACAGCGTGGGAGCCGACGCAAGGAAAGGTCTACCCCATGAAAACCCTCAACGAGCGCGCCCTGCTGGTGTCTCTGAACATCTCCCAGTGGACGGCCAGAAAGTTCGACAAGCGCGCCACCGAAGGCGTGGTGTCTCGCGCCGGCTGCGTCGACAACGCCGCCCGGGTAAATAAGAACCTGCTGCCCGATCAAGCGGCGCTGGACACGGTGATCAAGAAGTCCGGTGAGATCCGCGGCTGGTTCCTCGCCCGCACCCTGCCGTGGGCGCAGGAGGGCCAGCGCCTCCTCAAGTCCGACCAGTACATCCCGTTCACCGGCGACATGCGCGCCATGAAGTCGGACTGGTGGCGCTGCGTGGACGCCTTCGTCGAGGCGTACCCCGAGCTGCGGGCCCGGGCGGCGCACAGCCTGGGCAATCTGTTCAACCGCGACGACTACCCGGACCAGTACGATCTGAAGTCGAAGTTCAACATCGACGTGGTCTGCATGCCGGTCCCCGACGTGAGCGACTGGCGCATCGACGTGGGCGACGAGGAGCGCCGGCGTCTGGAGGAGGATCTGCAGGCGCGCATGGACAAGGCGGCCAAGGACGCCATGAGTTCGGCGTGGCAGCGGGTCTACGATGTGGTCGCCAGGGCGCACGAGCGGCTCGCTGACGCCAAGAACATCTTCCGGGACAGCTTGGTGGAGAACGCGGTCGAGCTCTGCGCCATCCTGCCGGGCCTGAACATCACCAACGACCCGGCGCTGGAGGCCATGCGCCGGGAGATCGAGGGCTCGCTGTGCCGGTACAATCCCGACACCCTGCGCAGCGACCCGCTGGTGCGCGAGGAGACGGCCGACAAGATGTCCGAACTGATGGCCAAGATGTCGGGGCTGTACGGTGTTGCAGCGGCGTAGCTGGACCTACGTGCCGGTGGCGCAGCGCCAACCCTGGCTGGTGGCGCTGCGCCTACTCGGTCACGACATGATGCGGTCGCCGCTCAAGCGAGGCGGCGAAGGCGCTGTGCTGTGGTGGGATGGGCTCATGGAGCCCGGCACCGACCACCCAGGGCATGCGGCGAGGTGCCGCCGCTGCAAGATGTTCTGCGTCTGGCCGCGCATCCCCAACCCCTGCGCAGGAGAGAGGAAACGTAAGTGAAAACAGTCCGGCACGACGACGCCCGCTGGGTGGTCTATGGTTGGAAGCGAACCAGCTACGGCCGCCAAGCGGTGCATAAAGAGGGCCTGACCAGTGAGCGCGCGGCCACCGCCTGGGCGCTCAAGCATGTGCTCACCGGCGGTGGCCAATCGGTGATCGTCAAGCTCGACCACGGGGTGGACGCCAATGGCCAGCGCCACGTGGTCGCACGCTACGGAGAAGGAAAGGCGTGGTGGGAATGACCTTCGACGACATGAGCGCCACCGAGACATACCCCATGCCCGACGAGGTGGCGGGCCTGCTCGCCACCTTCAGGCTGATGGTCAACGGCTGGCCGGCGCACCTCCTGCCGTCGTGCTTCACGCACTGGCCAAGGTCCTGGGATAGTGTCGCCGTATGGCGGGAGCGCCAGAGCATCCTGCTGCGCCAGATCAAGGGAGGGCCATACCCTTATCCTAGGGATTGACCCCCTGCTAACGTAACCGTAAACTACCTAACGCTAACTCTTGAAAGGTACGACCATGACCCAACAACGCAAGAGCCAGAAAGCCCACGAGCTGATGGGCCGCGCGAAGGCGGCGCTGATCCTCGAACAGCCGTTCTTCGCCAGCCTGATCTGCTCGATGCCGCTGATCGAAGACACCAACGGCGACATACTGCAGATCCCGACCATGGGCACCGACGGCAAGACCGTCTGGTACAATCCCGAGTTCACCGAGAAGCTGTCGCCCGACGAGGTGAAGTTCGTGCTCTGCCATGAGGTGATGCACAGCGTCTACGCTCACATGTATCGGCGCGGCAGCCGCGACCCGCGTCGCTGGAACATGGCCGGCGACTATGTCATCAACGACATGCTGGCCGCCGAGAAGATTGGCCGGATGCCGGAAGGCGGGTTGATGAACTCGCAGCTGGTGGTGGCCGGCAACGGCACCACCGAGGGCGTCTACGACCTGCTGCCAGAGAACGCTGGCGGCGATGGCGTAGGCGGCGACAAGCAGTGGGACACCTGCATGGACGCTGGCGGGTCGGAGGCCGATCGGTCTGCGGGTGAGGCTGAGATGAAGGTCAAGGTGGCGCAGGCGGCGCAGGCGGCGAAGATGTGCGGCAACCTGAGCCAGCGCCTAGAGCAGTTCGTCGGCGACGTGCTGAAGCCGAAGATCGACTGGCGCGATGTGCTGCGCCGGTTTATCGACCAGCGCGCCAAGGTCGAGTACACCTTCGCCCGGCCGAAGCGCCGGTGGGTGAGCGAGGATCTGTTCCTGCCCTCGCTAGGCGGCAGCAGCCTGGGCGAGGTGCTGATCGCCGTCGACCAGTCGGGCAGCGTCGGGCCCGACGAGGTGGCCGAGTTCAAGGCCGAGATCCTGGCCATCCACGGCGACTGCCGGCCCTCGAAGCTCCACGTCTACTACTTCGACAGCAAGGTGGCGCACAAAGAGACCTATGACCCGGACGATACGCCGGACATCCGGCGCTACACCACCGGGGGCACGGCGTTCTCGCCGATTTTCCGGGAGGCGGATCTGGATGACCTGGAGCTGAGCTGCTGCGTGGTGCTCACCGACCTGTGCTGCGCCGACTTCGGCCCGGCTCCGACCTATCCGGTGCTGTGGATCACCACGAGTGCGACCCACGCCCCGTGGGGGCAGGTGGTCGAGATGAACCAGCGGCGACCATGAGCAACCGTCCAGCGAAGATCATCAGCTTCGATACATGCGACCGTATGACATCAGTTGATGGCCGAGTGGTGCATGCCCGGGGGTTGGTGGTGGATGACTTGGGGGGTGAGTCTATTGCCTTCCGTAACGTCAACACCACTGGGCGTATCACCCAGGCGCAGGTCGTCATGCTCGCCACCAGGGCCAACATTATTCAGCTGATCGGATACCTGTCCGACGTGCTGCTCAACATCGAAAGGACCTAAGACCATGGGCTGCGACATTCACATCGTTGTGGAGATGAAGCATCCAGACACGCCGGGCAAGTGGATCGGGATCCATGCCTGCCCTACAGGTTACGCCGAGCGTTCACCCAGCGACAACTCTATAGGGTATACATGGTGGCAACTTCGAAACCGTAACTATCTGCTGTTCGGTGCGCTGACCAACGGCGCTGTTCGCGAAGCTGCGGACCCGGAGTTTCCCTATACAGAGCTTCGCGGATACCCCGACGACTGCTCAGATCTAAGTAGGTACCGCAGTGGTATCGACCATAGCCCCTCATGGCTGAAGCTGAGCGAGGCGATCCCGATTTTCGCCAAGTATCAATTCAATATGGTGGCGCGAAAAGTCCGCGGCATGAATACGTCGTGGTTTGAAAAGTACCCCATAGCCGACGCCGCGAATTGGTTTGGCTTGGATCTCGAAGACCCGGTGGTGAGCGACCCGGCAGACATATCCTGGGAGTACAACGTCGACAACTATAGGATCGTGTTCGGGTTCGATAGTTAGTGCACCCGGCCACGAAGGCGCTGATATACGCGCTGATTGGACCACGTCTTAACCGTTTAGAAAAGGGACCTACCATGGCCACGCGTTCTACGTTCGTTGTTCAGATGGAAGACGGCACCTTCCACCGCAACTACTGCCATAGCGATGGATACCTGGAGCACAACGGAATGATGCTTCACACCCACTACAACAGCGCCGAGCGCGCTCGCGCCCTGGCGGCGATGGGCGACTGCTCGTTCCTGGACCGGCGGCTCGCGCCCGACCCCGGCGAGCGCCACGGTTTCGAGTATGGCGGCCGGGCTGTAGAGTGCTCGGTCTTCTATGGTCGGGACCGCTCCGACAGTGAAAGCACTGGCGACCGCTACGCCACCCTGGCCGAGGCGCTCCAGCATCGCGAGGAGTATGCCTACGTCTGGAAGGACGGCCAGTGGTGGGTGGATTGCGATGGCGACGAGGATGATGGCGACGGCCGTCAGCTGCCGCCCGATCAGCTCGCGCCGCTGGCGCAGGCGTTGGTGACCGCCAAGCTGCTGGCGGCGAGAGCGGGAGCCGCCTGATGCCCGACCTGCGCACCGAGCTGGAAAAGTACCTCACCCAGCATGCGAACACCATGCCGCCGGACCACCAGTTGAGCTCCTACGCGGCGGTGGTGAAGATCCTCAGCGCCTTCCCCGACGGGCTGACAGCGCCGGAGATCGACGCCCTGAAACCCCCGCAGCACACGACGCTCGGGCCCCGGCTGACGGATATGGTGCGGCGTGGCGTGATAGCCCGGGTTCGAACTAAGCCGACGACCCGATCGGCGTTCAAGGCGGACGGCCGGCGCAATACTCCGAACAACGTGGCGTACCGCTACCAGCTGGCTGACCTGAACCAGCTGCCGGAGACGTGGCTCAAGCCCTTCGTCGCCATGCCGCGGGGCGTGCCGAAGACACCCAGCGGCAAGCCGAAACACCACCAGCCGCCAGACCCCTGGCCAGATCAACCCCCCGTGGAGAGCGCCGTGATCCCTAACCTTGTGGAGCAACCACACTTGACGACGCCGTCCAACCCACCCGCCACTCCTCCCGCTCGCACCATGGTGCAGCCCGGCGACCCGCGGCTGGTGGTCAACACCGGCGAGCGGACCTACAGTTTCTCACTGGTCCAGGCCAAGGCGCTTTACGAGCAGCTGCGCTTGGTTTTTGGCTGAGAAAGTGTAAAGTGCTTTCCATGTCCCTGGCAACGCGCTGGGCATGGCCGTAAGTGGTGAGAGCGGCATATCCGCCACAGTCGGAACGGGGGTCTTACCTTTCCTCCCGGGTCCGTCCGCCGGCGACGGCGTTAAACCATCGGAGCGGGCCGCGGTTGCGTGCGCGGCCCGCTCCAGTCTATTTTCAGTGGAGCTTAGGTCTTGGTGACTATCGACACGATGCCGCCGCGCATCGCCCAGGTCGTGCGCGACATCAGCGCACAGTTCAACGTCTCGGTGGAGGCGTTGCTCGGCGATCGCCGGATGAAGAACCTCAGTCTCGCGCGCCACCACATGTGGTGGCGTATCCGCGGGATGACCACGGCTAACGGTGAGCAGTATTCACTCGCCAAGATCGGGCTTATTTTCGGCGTTAACCACACCTCGGTGCTGCATGGGGTGAACCGTATCCAGGCGCTGCTGGATGACGCGGCCACAAAGCAGCGGGACTACGAAGCACAGCGGGCGCGGATGCGGGTGGCGGTGTTCAACAGCGGCGTGGTCGAGGAAGAACCCTTGGCCTCCGATTACGAGGTGGTGTGATGGGTCCAGTGTCGGGACAGCGTAGCGCCATACCAACCTTGCTGGGAGGGCCCGGCCTACCGTCGCTGCACCAGCCGGAGCCTGCGCCCAGCATGGTGCACATCTCGATCGAGGTGGCGGTCAACGGGCATCTGATCCGCATCACCGACGCCCCGCACAAGGGCCAGCTTGCGACCGCCTATGTCGTGGGCCCGAATGACAACCTGATCGACGTGCTGGCCACCGCCCTGGTGGCCTTGAAGCTACAGCCGAGGGCGTCTTCCGAGTGAGCATGATCGACCAATCCAAGCTGCAGTCGTTCGACGTAGAGAGCTGGGGCTCCGGCGATCTCTATGCGCTGCAGCCGTTCAGGGCCAGGACCGGCGAGGCATGGCTGACCAGCTGCGCCATGGCATGGTTCGAGCAGGACAATGTGCTGGTGCGCACCCACCGTCAGCCGACCCAGCGGTTGCTGGAGGAGTGGCTGCGCTGGGCGGCCGAGACGAAGACCTACGTCGTCTGCTGGAACGGCCCCTTCGACGTGGCGTGGCTGATCGCCCTGGGCTTCCGCGAGCTGGTCTACCAGATCAACTGGCTCGACGGCATCCTGCTGCAGCGCCATGTGCTGAACGCGCCCAAGTACCGGCCGATGGGCAAGCTGTCGATGGGCCTGAAGCAGACCGTCGAGCGGGAGTATCCGAACGAGGCAGGCTACGGCGACAACGCCAACTTCAACCCGCAGACCGAGGAGGAGTGGGACGCCCTGGTCTTCTACAACGGGCTCGACGCCAAGCACACGCTGACCCTGGCCTGGAAATACCTCAACCTGCTGTCGCCGCAGCAGGTGCGCAACATGCTGATCGAGGCGCGGTCGATCCCGATGGTGGCGGAGGCTACGGTCGAGGGGATCCCGGTCAATGTGCCGGCGGCGCAGAAGCTGGACGTGGAGCTGGAGCGCACCGCCGCGGCCAAGTTCGTGGAGCTCAAGCTGCGCGCCAACGTCGAGATCACCGAGGCCCTGCTGCGCTCGCCCAAGCAGCTGCGCGCGCTGCTGTTCGACCACTGGGGTCTGCTGCCGGTGAAGTGGACCGACCACGCCACCGACCCGCAGCCGTCCACCGACCGGGAGAGCCTGCTGCAGCTGGCCGTGCAGGACAACCGGGCGGCGCTGGTCAACGAGTACCGCGAGGCCAACAACAACCGCACCAAGTTCGTGACCGGGGTGCTCGCCAGCTGCGCCTACAACGGCGACGGCAAGACCCGGCCGGCGGCCAGGATCTTCGGCACCTACACTGGCCGGATGACCTACAGCTCGAAGACCGGGCGCGGGGTGGCCGAGGTGCCGAGCGGCTCACCGCTGCACCAGTGGAAGCGCGACCCGGCGTTCCGCGACGAGCTGGCCGCGCCGGAGGGCTGGACCCTGCTGGAGTTCGACTTCGCCGGGCAGGAGTTCCGCTGGATGGCGGTGGAGAGCGGCGACCCGACGATGCTGGGGCTGTGCGGCGACGGTGAAGATGCTCACAGCTATATGGGCGCGCAGTGCACGTCCATGGACTACCGCACCCTGCAGCGCATGGTCGAGCAGGGCGACCCCGAGGGCAAGCCGAAGCGCCAGCTGGGCAAGGTCGGGAACCTCAGCCTGCAGTACCGCACATCCCCTAAGACGCTGGTGCGTGTGGCCGCCGTCCAGCACAAGGTGAAGCTGGAGTTCCTGGAGGCCGAGCACATCTGGAGAACCTACCGCCGCAGCTACAGGCGGGTGCCGGACTACTGGCGCAGGCAGATATCCCTGGCCAAGCAGCTAGGCTATGTGAAGACGATCGCCGGCCGGCGCGTGCAGCTCGGGTTCCCGGACAGCTGGGTGTACCGCGACCACGAAGACAACCCCGACGGCGACGCCACATGGGCGCACGAGAGCACGGCCATCAACTTCCCGATCCAGGGGGTCGGGGCCGACCAGAAGTACCTCGCCATGCTGGTGTTGCGGGACTACCTGCCGAAGGTCGACGGCCGCTTCGCGTTCGAGCTGCACGACGGGCTGTTCGTATGGGTGCCCGACGCGCGCGCCGATCGCGCCGTCGCCGAGATCCGCCACCTGCTCAGCAACCTGCCCTACGAGAAAGCCTGGGGGGTGAAGCTGCCGGTTAAATTCCCTGTCGACGCCAAGCGCGGCCCGACTTGGGGACAACTCAAAGAGTTGAAAGCCTGAGTGTACATGCTAACCGTTAGGAATGATTGGAGATCCGTTTGACTGTCATCGCATGGGACGGCGAAACCCTGGCCGCCGATCGGCAAGCTACGAGCGGGGGTTTCAAGTCGCTGAGTTTCCCGAAGATCCACCGGCTGGACGATGGATCCCTGGTCGCGCCCTGCGGCGCGTCGCCGATGGGTGTGGCGATGATCGCTTGGGCGCGCGCCGGGTTTCCGCCGGACAAGTTCCCCAACGCCGGCCGCAGCGACACTCAGAACATGTGCTGGCTGGCGGTGATCAAGCCGGACGGTCAGGTCTGGGAGTATCAGGATCTGCCGGTGCCCTTCATGCGCCCTGGCACGAAGATGGCGTGGGGCTCGGGGCGCGAAGCTGCGATGGGCGCGATGCTGGCGGGGGCCGATGCGCGGGAGGCGGTGTTGATCGCCAGCGAGATCGACGACGGCTGCGGCTTCGGCGTCCAGGTCGAGCCGCTGAGGTTCTCCCGTGAACCCTGTGGCGAAGGCGGCTGACGCCCGACGCCTGCTACGACAGGGCCAGCTCATGCTGGCCCGCCACGAGTTCAGCTGGGAGAAGCACCACGTGAGGATCCTCCTGTGGGAAGCCCAGGAGGGCGGCTGCCTGTGCTGCGGCAAGCAGATGGTCGGCCGCTACGCCCAGCCCCGCTCAGGGGATCGCGACACCATCGACCACGTGGTGCCCCTTGGAGCCTACGGCCGCGACAAGCTGGGAAATCTGGCGCTGATGACCCACCTGTGCAACCAGCGCAAGGGCAGCCGCTGGCCCAACCCTGGCGAGCTGCTGCGGTTGCATCAGATCAACATCAAGTTGGGGTGGCCTGACCCCGACCCTTAAAGGTTAACACCATGCCTGTGGATAAGTACGACCCCACCCTGCAACAGCTGGCTGGTTTGCCGAAGTCCACGTGGCTCTCGATCCAGACTTCCCTGGACGCCCATTTCAAAACTCACAGCTCGGTATACTCGCTGCCCTGGGACGTGTGGCTGATCTTCGAGCCGCGTATTCCTGACCATGCGGAGTGGGTCGAGTTACGCAAAGCAGTTACACATGAGCGGGGACGCAGGTTAAAGGCGTTAGAGTATGAGACTAAACGCAAGCCTAGGCGGGTGGCACAGAAGCGGGCGCTCACCCATAAATTGAAGCGTCGTCTCTACATGCGCGAATACCGGGCCAAACTTTCGACCAAAACGGATGCAACCAGCTAGACCGTAAGGGCGTTTACGGCCTCGGGGTTGAGGTTGCTCACACTACGGTGTATTGTGTTGTTAGAGAGTTGGGACAGACAGCATGGAATTGAACACCCAGCGGGTGACCGACGCGATCAATCACCTGATCGAGGCCCCGAACTACATCGCCCTGGTGCGCGAGCTGAACAAGATCATCGAGACGTGGTCCGACCACCCGATGGTCTACTCCGGCCAGCTGCGCCACCTCAACGCCTTGATCGACGTGGGCCTGCATAACAAGGCGGCGTTTGACAGGCTGATCAAGCTGGCTGAAGATCGTCGGCGCGCCAGCCCTCGGGCGAAGCGGACCACGTACCAGCGTGAGCTGATGCGTGATCGCCGATCCCGCGAGGCCAAGTCCCTGGAGCTGCACGAGCAGATCCACGGGCCGCTTCGCGGGGCGGCGCGCATCGAGTTCCTCGCCAACCTACGGGAACGCTGGCGGGGGGAGCGTGAGCGGTTCATTCAATCCAAGGGGGGCAACGCCTTGGATTGGAAGGGCCGCAACGACGCCGCCAACGAGTTCTGGTCCATGGTCGATCGCAAGCTCGACATGAACCTCGCCGACACCCGCCGCAAGCGGGCCTGAGACCCGCCGCGTAAACGGCGGCTGATCGCACCCGGTGATCACGCATCGGGTGCGATCTCATAGGACTTGCATAGTGTTCGCACACCTGTATGGTGTTAGCATCTTTACTCTTTGTTAGGGGATGCTAAGTGCAAGCCGACCTGTTCACGGATGAACTGATTGATCATCCGCTCTATAGTGTATTCCGGGATGCGATTTCTCAGTGCGTCGCCGGTAAAGGCCAGCGTCATGGGGGCGGGTCTGCGCCGTTCCTGAGCCAGCCCTGGCTGCACTACGCGAAGATGCATGGCCGCGGGTTCCTCACCGGACAGGCGGCCAAGAAACTGGAGGAGGCGGCCAGCAAGCGCGAGGGCCAGCCCTTCATCGACGAGGCCCTGGGCGCGATCGTGTACCTAGGGATGGCTGTCCTGCACGAGCGTGCGGCGATCGCCGGCCAGACGGAGCAGAAGTAATGGCGAAGGCGTGGTCGTGGTCGGTCATCAATGACTTCGAGACCTGTGAGTGGCGGTACTACCTCACCAAGGTGACGAAGGAAGTGGTTGAGCCTCAGTCCGAGGAGATGCGTTGGGGCAATCAAGTCCACAAGGCCCTGGAGCACCGCATCAAAGACAATGTTCCGCTGCCTGGGAACATGGTGCAGTACAACCAGATCATGGATCGACTGTTCGCGGCCACGCGTAAGCCTGGGGTGATCTTCTACGCCGAGCAGAAGCTGGCGCTGAGCTTCGCCTACCAGCCGCGGAGGTTCTTCGACAAGGATGTGTGGGTGCGGGCGATCACCGACCTGACCATCGTCAACGGCGACACCGCCGCGGTGATCGACTACAAGACCGGCAAGCCGAAGCCGCAGAGCGCGCAGCTGAAGCTCACGGCGGCGGTCACCTTCCACACCTACCCGCAGATCCAGACCATCCACAACAGCTTCCTGTGGCTGAACGGCGGCTCGACGCCGAACGAGACCTTCCACCGGGAGGATGTGCCGAAGCTGTGGCAGGAGTTCGCGCCGCGGGTCCAGCGCCTGGAGGAGGCGCACCAGCAGAACAAGTTCCCCAAGAAACCCTCGGGCCTGTGCAACAAGTGGTGCCCGGTGCCGCACAAGTTGTGTGAGTACAGGGGCGGCCGCTAATGGCCCAAACCCCCGAGGGTAGGGTCAAGGCGGCGATCAAGGTGTGGCTTAAGCTGCAGCCGAACTGCTGGTTCTACATGCCGGTGAGCAACGGCATGGGAACCATGGGCATCCCCGACATCGTCGGCTGCTACATGGGCATGTTCTTCGCGATCGAAGTGAAAGCCCCCGGCAAGGTGGAGAACACCACGCCGCTGCAGAAGATGCAGATCGCCCTGATCAACGGGTCGCACGGCCACGCGATCGTGGCCGACAGCCTGGAGACCGTGAAGGCGCTGTTCGTGCAGCTGAAGCTGCGCGCCGCGCACTTGACAGTTAGCTAGTAAAGCGTAATCTACTTAACACTTAACCGAAGGGACTATCCATGACTTCGAAGCTTAAGGCCACGCCGAAAACCCGCATGGTCATCGACGATCGCGACGCCATCCGACGGGCGCTGCTGATCCATAAATTCCAGGCCAAGTACGACGTGCTGCGGGCCCGCGAGAACCTCGCGGCGATCGCCGCCTGGGGTCAGGTCCACACCCCGCACAAGGCCACCATGGACAAGCTGCCCAAGACGGCTTTCAGGGTGGATACCACGGTGTCCGTCAACGCCGGCGGCTATAGCGCGACGCTGCGGTACGGCGGCGGCCACCGCGGCGGATGGTATTTCGCAGGCAAGCGCAAATTCGGCGCGCCGATCGAGCTGGAGAGCCCCGCTGAGGGTGTGAGGCTGATCGAGTTCTACGATTTCGGTGCGGTCAATCTCAAGGATCAGATGCTGATCGACGAGGTCCAGGACATCTTGACCAAGCAGAACGAGCTCGACGAACAGGTGCAGGACCTGGACACCCGCGTGCAGGCGACGCTGGCCAAGTTCACCACGTTCGAGGCGCTGGAGGAGGCGTGGCCGGAGATCGAGACGTTCGTCCAGGCGCGGATGAAAGAGCGCGGGATCTATGTCAAGCCGCAGCTCCCGGCCGTGCTGCTGATCGACCTGACCAAGGATCTGGAGCTGCCGCCCGAGGAAATTAGTCAAGCCGCCTAGGAGTTGCACGCGTGCTGATCCACCCTGGCCACAAGGCCATCGTGCTGAAGCTGAAGGAACCGGAGCGGGTGACCACGGTCATCCCGACGGCGAAGCCGTTCTTGTGGCGCGGCGAGCAGTTCGTCGCCATCCCGCACAAGCTCGACGAGGTGAAGGTTCTCAGGAACCTGGGTCACCGCGCGCCGTCGCCGGTCCTGCACCACTATCGGTGGCCGGGGCGTTACGCGCCGTTCTATGCGCAGCGCGAGACCGTAGACTTCCTGACACTGAACAAGCGTGCGTTCGTGCTCAACGACATGGGCACCGGCAAAACCCTCAGCGTGCTGTGGGCTTACGACTATTTGAAGAACCTCGGGCTCGCCAGGAAACTCCTGGTGGTCTGCCCGCTGTCGACCATGGAGCGGACCTGGGGCGACGAGATCTTCGAGCACTTCCCGCACCTGACCTTCCGGGTGCTCTACGGCACCCGCGAACGGCGGCTGCAGCATCTCTCTCAGGACGTGGACATCTACATCGTCAACCACCACGGGCTGGAGATCATCCGGCCGGCGCTGGACCAGCGCCAGGACATCGACGTGGTGGTGCTCGACGAGGTGGCGGTCTACCGCAACGCCAGCACCAAGCTGTGGAAGGTGGCCAACGGTGCGATCAAGGGCCGTCCCTGGGTGTGGGGTCTGACCGGCACGCCCACCCCGAACGAGCCGACCGACGCCTGGGCGCAGTGCCGGCTGATCAGCCCCGAGCGCGTGCCGCGCTACTTCGGCGCGTTCCGGGACACGGTGATGCAGCAGTTCGGGCAGTTCAAATGGCTGCCGCGGGTGGACGCCACCGACCAAGTCTACCGCGCCATGCAGCCGGCGATCCGCTTCACCCGCGACCAGTGCATGGACCTGCCGCCGGCGATCTACCAGACGCGCCACGCGGCGATGACGCCGGAGCAGGCCAAAGCCTACAAGGACATGGTCGCCCAGCTGTTCACCGAGTTCCAGGGCGATCAGGTGCAGGCCGTCAACGAGGCGGTGAAGATGGGCAAGCTGGTGCAGATCGCCTGCGGAGTGGTCTACGGCACCAACGGCCAGGAGGTGCTGCTGCCCACCAAGCCGCGGCTCGACGAGCTGAAGGATGTGATCCAGCAGGCCGGGTCGAAGGTGATCGTGTTCGTGCCCTATAAGGCGGTGCTCGCCTGGGTGGCCGACGAGCTGGAGAAGCTGTGGCCGGCGCAGACGGTGGCCGCCAAGATCGCCCTGCAGCCGAACCCGATGGTCGGGCGGATCTCCGGCGACGTGCCGAAGGCCGAGCGCGACCGGGTGTTCAGCGCGTTCCAGAAGGGTGGCATGCAGGTGCTGGTCGCCCAGCCGGCGGCGATGTCCCACGGCCTGACCCTGACGGCGGCCAGCACGATCGTCTGGTACGCGCCGGTCACCAGCCACGATGTCTACCAGCAGGCCAACGCCCGCATCACCCGGCCCGGCCAGAAGCTCACGCAGTTCATCGTCCACCTGGAGGGCACCGAGGTGGAGCGGCGGATCTACAAGCGGCTGCAGGGCAAGGAAAAGATGCAGGGCCTGCTGCTGGAAACCGTGAAGGAAAATTTCCGCTAGTTGACAACCGGCTAACACATAGCGTAAACCTCTTTACAGAAAGAAAGGAACGATCCCATGTCCGAACCCGCGGCTGAGGCCCAAGGCCCGCAGCTCCAGAGCCTGATCGGGAAGTACATCAAGCTGCGTGACAAAAAGGCGCAGCTGGCCAGTGACTTCAAGGGCACCGTCGGCCAGATCGACGACGTGCTGAAGACGGTCGAGGCGGCCATCCTGGTCGAGTTCGGGCGCATCGGCGTCGACAGCGTAGGCACACCCTTCGGCACCGCCTATAAGACCACCAAGACCAGCGCCACCGTTGGCGACTGGGATGCGCTCCTGAATTTCATCCAGGACCAGGAGGCGTGGCACCTGCTGAACAAAGCCGTCAACAAGACCGCGGTGCAGGAGTACCGCGAGCAGCACAACGACATCCCGCCCGGCGTCGCCTGGGGTGAGGAGATCGTCGTCCAAGTCCGTCGCTCTTAAGAGGAACCCATGACCGACCTGACCGTAACCAACAGCGCACTCCCCGCGCACCTGCAGACCCTGTTCGGCGGGGCCGAGGTGAACGACGATATGACCGCCGGCGTGTCCGGGGGTTATCCGATCATCTCCTACCGCGGCAAGGTGTGGGCCATCAGCCGCGGCGGTGAGCGCACCATCATCGTCAACGAGGAGGGCGACCCGCGCGCCTCGATCGAGGTGGTGCTGATCAAGGCCAACCCGAACGTCTCGAAGATATACTACCCGGCCGGCTATGAGGAAGGCTCGAACGACAAGCCGACCTGCTACTCGAACGACGGGATCACGCCGGGCCTGGACGCCGAGGAGCGGCAGGCCGAGAAGTGCGCCGTCTGCCCGCACAACCAGTGGGGCTCGCGGATCTCCGAGACCGGGGCCAAGGGCAAGGCATGCTCCGACAGCCGACGGGTGGCCGTGGCCTCGCCGCAGGACCTGGAAGACGTGATGCTGCTGCGCATACCGGCCGCCTCCCTGCGCGAGCTGGCCGACTATGGCAAGGGCCTGTCCAAGCGGGGCGTGCCCTATCAGGCGCTGACCACCAAGGTTCGCTTCGATCCCGAGAGCGCCTACCCGAAGATGCTGTTCCAACCGTCGCGCTGGCTGACGCAGGAGGAGGCCGAAGTCGCCGCCGAGCTGCGCGACAGCACGCTGGTGGGTGACATCACCACCCTGACCATGTCCCGGGCGGCCGGCGATGTGGCGGCGGTGGCGGCGCAGCCCGAGGCGGACCCGCTGGCGGCGCTGGGCCCGCGGCCGGACTTCGTCCCGCCGACCACGGCGACGGCGGCTCCTGCGCCGGCTCCTGCCGCGACGACGACGGCGTCCACCCCGCGGCGGGGTCGGCCTCCGAAGGCGGCGGTGACCCAGGAGCAGGTGAACGCCGCGCTGGGCGGTCAGCCGGCTCCGGCCACGTCCACCGGCCTGGGGGCTACGGAAGCCCCGGCTCCGGTGCAGGCGGCTCCGGTCGCCGAGCCCGCGCCGCAGACCAACACCCTGGTCGCGGCGGCCGAGCAGTCCCTGGACGAGCTCCTGGGCAGCCTGGGCCTGGACGATTGATCCCGCAGGGGGCCGGTCACCCGGCCCCCTCACCTTGTGAGGTTCCGATGGATTTCAAGCCTGCCCACGACGCGAAGCTCGGCCCCACCGATCTCGCCCGCCTGCTCGATGTCAGCCGGGTCGCCGCCAGCGGCTGGCTTAACGGGCACACCGACCCTCACAACCTGCTAACACAGCGGGTCTCCCGGTTGCTTGACAAGATCGGACGCGCGGTGTCGGCTGGAGAGCTCCCCGCCCCGTCCAGCGTGAGGCGCGCGGAACGGGCGATGTACATCCGAAAGGTGCTGGCCAAGTTCTGACCCGGGTCGGACTGGTCTCCGACAGGGGCATAGGTTGCTTACAGAGGAATTTCTCGACCTGATCCTGCCGGCTGACGGCTGGATGGCGCTGGCGCTTCCGCTGGCGGGTGGCGGCTTCAAGCACCACTGGTACAGCGACACCCAGGCGATGGCCGCGGCTGCGCGCGGGTTCGACGCCAAGGGGCTCAACGTCTACATGGCGCTCGCCGGGTTCGGCGAGGAGCGCAACGCGGAGGGTCGCCGGCTCCGCACCCAGACCAACGTCGTGGCGCTGAAGGCGTTCTGGCTGGATATCGACGTGGGCGAGGGCAAGCCCTACGCCAAGGCCAGCGACGCGCTGCGCGACGTGGTCCAATTCCAGCAGACGCTCGGCCTGCCGCAGCCGTACTGCGTCAAGAGCGGACGCGGCCTGCACATCTACTGGCCGCTGGCCGACGACATCACCCCCTCCGAATGGAAGCCGATCGCCGAGGCGCTGAAGCTCGCCGTCGCCGAGTTCGGGCTGCACGCCGACCCGAGCCGCACGGCCGACCACGCCTCGGTGCTGCGCCCGATCGGCACCACCAACCGCAAGGCCGGGCGCGACCCGTCGCCGGTCGAGCTGAAGCTGCTCGGCAGCGAGGTGGACCCGGCCGACATGAGCCTGCGCCTGAGCGCCTACCTCGAAGTGCGCGGGGTGGCGCTGGATCAGGGCGCAGACGGCCTGCAGCTGCCCGCCGGCGGGCCCGCGCCGGCGATGGCGAGTGCGATCAACGCCGACCTGTCGGACGGCCTGGGCGGCTCCCTGAAGTTCGCCGACGCGATCGCCAACCGATGCGGGATCGTGGCCCTGGTCCGGGACACCAAGGGCAACGTCGACCAGCCGACGTGGTTTCACACGCTGGGGGTCCTGGCGTTCTGCGAGGATGGCGACGCCAAGGCGCATGAGTGGAGCGCCGGCCACCCCGACTACACGGTCCAGGAGACCGACAGGAAACTCGCCCAGGTCCGCGCCAAGCAGACCGGGCCGACGCTGTGCAGCAAGCTGGGGCAGGACCAGCCGGCGCTCTGCAAGGTGTGCCCTCACGCCGGCCGGATCAAGACGCCGGCGGTGCTGGGCATGATCCAGCAGCAGGGCTCCACGCCCATCACACCACCTGCGCCGCTTGTCGTCCTGTCAGCGTCGTCGGGTTCGATGCAGTCGCCGACGGCCGCGGCTTATCCGGCTGACTTCCGGTGGCAGATGGATATCAAGATGCAGCGTCAAACGCTGCAGAAGTGCGTAAGCTATGATGAAGTTGCTAAGGCTTATGTATTCGAGACGTTCTGCCTTAGCGAGTTTCGACCTATATCCCGCGTGGTTCATGAGGGTGTCGCCGCGATCGAGTTCGAGCGTAAGCTTCCACAGAACCTAGGGGTTGAGCGTTTCGTGCTGACCGGATCGCAGATCGGCAAGGGCAAGGAAGCCTGGGCGGGACCGCTGGGCGACAATGAGATCGCGATCTACGGAAAGAACGGCGCAGCACACATGGACGCCTTGCTGAAACGCTGGATGCACCAGCTCACCGAAACCGCTGCGCGAGTGCAGACGCACACCGCCTTCGGCTGGACCGAGCAGGGCGAGTTCGTGCTCGGCGATCGCGTGCTGCAGCCGGGCGGGCGCACCTCGCGCGCCATCCTCTCCGGCGTGGCCAAGCAGATGGGCCCGGCCTTTACGCCGATCGGCGATGTGCAGGTGTGGGCCAACACGGTCGATCAGATATACAACGCCCCTGGCCAGGAGGCGTACCAGTTCATGGTCATGTGCGGGTTCGCCGCGCCGCTGCTGCGCATGCTGCAGAAGGTCGACGGGCTCACCGTCTACGCCCACTCCGAAGGCTCCGGCGTGGGCAAGACCACGGCCGCCCAGGCGGCGCTGTCGATATGGGGCGACCCTGACGACCTGCAGCTGAGCGAGGGCAAGGCCACCGGCAACGCGCTGTGGGCGATCATGGGCGTGAACAAGTCGGTGCCGGTGCTGTTCGACGAGCTCACCAACATGGATCCGCGCACGGCCTCGGAGCTGGTGTTCTCGGTCTCCTCCGGCCGGTCCAAGCAGCGGCTGAAGTCGGATGGCGAGCTGCGGCAGAACAACGCCAACTGGAAGACCATCATGCTCGCGACGGGGAACAACCTCCTGAGCGAGAAGCTGGCCGCCCACCGCGCCAACGCCGACGCCGAGCTGTCGCGGCTGTTCGAGTACACGCTGCGCGCCACCCCGCACCTGTCGCCCAACGACGCCGCCACCCTGGTGCCGCTGCTGGCCTCGAACCATGGCGTGGCCGGCGAGGTGTACATCCGCTACGTGATCGAGAACTACGCGGCGATCGAGACCCAACTGGCGCAGGTGCGCAGCGCCTTCACCACCCAGGCGAACATCAGCCAGAAGGAACGCTTCTGGTCGGCGCTGATGGCCGCCGTGCTGATGTCCCTGTCGATATCCAACAAGCTCGGGCTGACGCGGTTCGACGCCAAGGGGTTGAAGGCATGGATGGTCGAGCGGCTGCAGGAGAACCGCACCGTGCGGGTCGAGAGCGCCGGCAACCCGCTCGACGTGGTCGGCAAGATGCTCAACGACCTGCTGCCGGGCGTCCTGGTCACGCTGGGCGAGGGCGACCTGCGGCGGGTGGGTGGCGCGGCTTCGGTCCTGGTGCGGCCGATGGGGGCGCTGCTCGGCCGGGCGATCCAGCCCACCGACCCTGCGACGCAACAACGCATCCTGATGATCTCGGACAGCGCCATCCGCACCTGGGCCGTCAAGAACATGGTGTCGGCGCGGGAGCTTATCGAAACCGCGGTGGCCGCCGGGTGGATGGATGCGACACCGATGCACTACTCCCTAGGCAAGGGCACGCTTGAGTACAGCACCAGCTCCAGCTACATCCCTGTGCGGAAGATGTTCCCAGACAAAATGGGAGCGCAGTCGGGCGGGGGGGATGTCCTCACGCGACTACAATTAGTCGGGGGTCAAGATGCTGCAGCTGGTGGTCGACAATGACGCCGCTGAAGTAAGTGTTAACGAGGAAGTCACCGCGATCCTGCGCGGTGTTGACTTGAGTTATTCGCCCACTGCCGCAGCCATCGCCGCGGGTCTGGCGACCACTATCTTCAGTCCTGCTAACGATTACGGGTTGGACGACGCCGCCTTCGGCTAAGTCGACTGCCCGAACCATAGGCTCAATGGCCGGCTCAGTCCTCTGAGCCGGCCATTTGCTTTACGAACCCTCGGTTCTGCTTGGTGGTGGGGACGCCAGCGATGACCTGGGCCTCCCGCTTGGCCTGCTCGCGCGGGGCCTTCAGCAGGGTGGCCATCGGCTGGCGCTTGAAGCCCTGGCGCTGGCGGGCGGCCTGCAGCTCCTCCCACTCGGCGCGCAGCTTGGCCATCGCCTGGGTGTCGCGCGCCTCCGCGGCCCGCGCGTAGCGGCGCTTCAGGTGGGTGGTCTCGTCCTTGTAGTGCTCGCCGGCCTGGAACGCGGCGCTGCGGCGCTCGGACTGGTCGGCGAGCTGCGACGGCTGGAAGCCCAGCACCGCCAGCACCGAGGCCGCCGCGTCGATCTCCTCGGGCTTCAGCAGCCGATCGCCGCTCTTGGTCTCCACCCCACGGGTCTCCAGCCGGGCGGCCTTCAGCGAGCCCTGGATGACGCCGGTGGGGGCGATCGCTTCGAGGGCGCGGTAGTAGTCCTGGTCGCGCAGGAACTCGGCCCCGTCGACCAGCTTGCCGCCGATCCCCATCAGCGCGCCGCCGGCGATCTGGCCGACCGTGGCCGCGAAGCTGTCGCGATCCTTCAGCGCCGTCGGCGCGTCGGTGTAGGGGAACAGGGCGGTCATGTTCGACATGCCCACCTTGCCGCTCATGTCGACGCCGCCGGCGTAGGGCGCGCCCTTGTACAGCAGGTCGCTGAACCACTGCGGGAAGCCCTGGCTGTCGAGCCATTTGTGCAGGCTGGTCTCCCAGTCCTTCCAGTCCTTGTCGTCGCCGGTGGCCGCGCCGATCAGCATCATCACGATCGGGCCCAAGGTGGCGGCGGCCGGCATGCCGACCAAGCCGGTGAGCACGCCAGCGTGCGCCAGCGTGAAGGCCAGCGCCTTCATCGCCAGCATGCGCTGTTCCTTGGTCTCGCCGCTCAGGCTCTGGTTGACCAGCCGCACCATGTACGCGGCCTGGATCAGCTGGAACTTGCGGAACTGCAGGGCGATCTTGCCGAAGCCGCCCAGCCGGGTCATCGCGCCCGGGGCGTTAAAGCCGGAATAGTCGCCGTGGGTCTCGAAGATCACCTTCGAGGCGTACTCTCGCGCCGCCGCCTCGCTGTCGCCCAGCGCCTTGGCCGAACGGTAGGCGGCGATGCCGGTGACCACCCGGTTCAGGGTCTCGATGTTCTGCGGCAGGTAGCGCAGGACGCTGTCGACGGCGTTCCAGGCGGTCGGAAGCACACCTTCGCCCCCCATCTGCCAGTCGCCCAGCTCCTGGCTCAGGCCGGCGTCCAGGCGGCCGCGGTCGAGCAGATGCTGTAGCAGATCCTTCACGTCGGCCGGCGCGTCGTCGAGCTTCATCCGCTCACTGATCGAGCGGAACATCGGCGCGACTTCCCGGTAGGCGCGCATGAACTGGGCCTGCGCCTTCATATAGCCGACGCGTCCGGCCACCAGGGGCACGGACATCTGCTCGACCTGCATCAGGTTGGTCGCGTAGTAGGCCGGGCTCAGCAGCAGGTTCCACACCGACACGCCCCGGGTGATCTTGTTCACCAAGCGGTGCGGCGGCAGGTTCAACTGGCTGGTGTAGCGGTACATCAGGCTGTTGCGCAGCCGCTCGGCGGAGGTGCGGTCCTTGTCGGCCACGCCCTGGGCTTCCTTGGCCATGTCGCGGATGGCCTTGGAGATCTCCGGGGCGTTGTGCAGCGCGGCGATGAAGTGGGTGGTCGCCTGCCCGTGGGTGACGAACGCCTTCATCATGTCCAGCTTCTCGCCGGTCACCGGATCGGTGGCGTCCACCCGGAACGACTTCAGCTCGCTCTTGCGCGCCGAGGCTTCGGCCAGGGAGTGCAGGTACAGGTCGCGCGCGAGGCGGGCCAGGGATTTGTTGGCGTCGCTGGGGTCGGCGGCGACCATCCCTTGGACCTTGCCCATGATATCGCCGAACGCGAGGTAGATCTCCGCGCCGCTGATGTCGGCGTCGGTGACCTTCGACCGCTGGAAGTACTGCGCGTGCGCATATTTCTCGGCGACCTTGGCGCGCATGGCGTCGGCCTCGTAGCCGGTGTCGTAGAAGTTGGCCCAGTAGTGGTCGGGGTTCGAGCGCAGCTCGTCCATCACCTTGCTGTCGCCGGCGTCCTTGGCGGCCTTGTACTGGGCGCTCATGCCGATCACCGCCCAGTCGCCGGAGCGGCGGCGCGGCGCGTAGGGCACGTTCGGGTCGGCGTCGTGGATCCGCGAGACCATCTTCAAGGCGCGCGCCTTGCGGTCCTGCAGGATCTTGCGCTCCTCGGGGCTCTGGGCGGCGGCGATGTCCGGGTCGAACTCGGCGTTGATCCGGCTGTTCAGGCCAGTCAGCAGCTGGGCGCGGGTCTCATGGCCGTGGTTGAACACCGCCCGCACTGTGGCCTGGGCCTTCGGCGGCAGCGCGTCATAGGCGGCCTTCAGCTCGGGATCGAGCGTGACCGGCGTCTTGATCCAGGCCGGCTGGAACGCCCACGCCTTACGCTGGGTCATGTTGTCCAGCAGGGCGTTGACCGAGCCCTTGCCGGTTCCGCGCACCTTGGCTTCGAGATCCTGGTAGTCCCGCTTGATATCGAGCAGGCGCTCCTCGAACTGGCGCGCGATCGCGTGGCTGCGCGAGTTCAGCTCGATGAACCGCTTGGCGCTGGGCATGAAGTTGCGGGCCAGCGCCGCCACGTCTTCGGTGAAGGTCACCCCGATGTGGCCGGCTTTGCCCGCCAGCTCCAGGCTCTTGACGATGGCGTGGACCGGCGCGGCCAGGGGCTCGGGCAGCTCGATGCGGGCGGCCTTCGCCGCGGCGTCGATCTTGCCGTCCAGGCGCGAGGTGCCGCGCTGCCGGCGGCCGATCGCACCTGAGCGGATGTCGTTGAGAATGTCCTCGCCGCTGCTGTAGCCAGCGTTGGTGAACACCTGCCGGATGGCGCGGATGAAGTCACGGATCCGCTGCATCAGCGCGGCCGCCTGCGACTTCGGCAGCGTGGCTTTCTGCCAGCGCGCGTACATCTCGGCGATCGCCTCCTCGACGATCGCCTCCGCCGCCAGATCCTGGTCGCCGTAGGTGTGCTGCGCCCAGTCGAGCATGCCCATGTCGCGCGCCAGCTGGGCCAACCGCGTCCACTCGCCGTCGGTGAAGACGTTCAGCTCGCGCAGCGCGTGGACCGCCTCGTGGTGCAGGGTGACGAACTTGTCGCCGCGGCCGTCGAAGGCGATGCGGATCAGCTGCTCCACGGCCTCGAAGTCACCGGCCACATTGGCTCCGCCGTGGTCCATCTTCAGCAGCACCCGCGGCACGGCGCGCACCGCCACGTCGTGCAGGCCCATCCGGTCCAGGGTGCGACGCAGGTCCCGTTCAAGCTGCGCGGCTTCGGGCGGCAGGTGCTCCGAAGATCCTTCGTCCAGCCGGGCTTTCTTGCCGGTGAACTTGGCCTGCGCCTCCTGGCGCGCCCTGATCGCGTTGTCGAGCATATCGTCCAGCTCGACCGGCGACAGCGCACCCTGCTCCGACAGCACCCGCAGCTGCTGGTACTGCGACGACGTGACCATCTTCATGGTCAGCGCGTTCTCCAGGGTCTCCTGGAACGCACCCACATCTTTCGGCTTGGGCCCGCTGCTCGGCTTCTCTACGGCAGGAACGGCCTTAGCCGCCGGCTGCTTGGGCGCTTCAGGCTTTGCAGTATCAGCGGGCTCAGCAGCCACACTCCCAGGATCACCGCGATCACCGCGCTGGTTTCCAAGCTCCTGATCCACAAAAGCCTGACCCTCGTCGTAAGCCTTCGTGCGCGTCTTGCCATCCGGCGCTTGGCGGCGGCCAGCGATCCCATCGTCCACCCCTTTGTTGAACCACTCGCGCCGGGTCGAGCCCATGGTGTTGGCTCGTTGAGCGGCCCGGCGGCGCGTGTTGTTCTCCGGGTCGAACAGATCCGTGGTCGGCGCGCCGGCGGCCTCGGGCTGCGGGCGGGCGGCTTTCGCTTCGCGGCGCGTCTGAGCGGCGTCCAGGCGGTGCAGGTCGTCCGGCGTCTGCTGTGTCAGGTTGAACGGCCGATCGGCCTGGACGGGCTCCGCTCGCGGCCGGATGATGGTGTCCTGCGGCGCAGGCCCTGGCGTTCCGGCCGGGCCGGGCGGCTTGGCCTCCGGCACCCCCAGCGTGGTGTCCTGCGCGAGGTGCGTGGCGATCGTATCGGCTTCGGCGTCCGACAGGGTCGGGTCCTTGCCGGCGCGCTTCAGCAGCGCCACGAACCGGCGCTCGGGATTACGGGTGTCGGGGCTCTCCAGAACACGCCGTAGTATGCTGCTGCGCACGCTCTGCTCGGCGCGCGCGTCGGCGTCGGCGAACTCCTCCCCGCGCAGCTGATCGGCCAGCAGGGTGCTGGAGGCGGGGACCGCAGGGCCTTGGGGCTCGCGCATGACGGACGCGGCGGGTTGCGGCGCAGGTTGGGGCGCGGGCTCCTGCGGCATGACGGGCGCTGGAGCCATCGGGGCTTGCGCCGGCATGGGCTGCAAGTCGAGCTCGCCCTGCGTCGCCGACTGCTCGCCGTAGATCTGCACGGCCGAACGCGCCACGGCTAGGGCGTTCTGGCGGGTGGTTAGGCCGTCGAGCTTGCTGTCGATCTCGGCCTGGAACCGGCGGTGTTGGGCCACGCCATGCTCGTCGGCCGCGTCGTCCAGCGCCTTCTGCTGCTCGTCGAGTTTCAGCAGCGCCGCGTCGAGCTTGGCCTGCACATCCTCGATCGCGCGCCCGGCCTCAACCGGATCCCCGGCCTGGAGCGCCGAGCTCACGGTCTTCGAGAGCTTGATGGTCTCCGCCGTCGGCTTTCCATCCCCGCGCATCTGCTGCAGCAGGGTCATCTGCCCGAAAGGGTCGGTCTCGTCGGCCTCCGCGTTGAAGACCGCAGGCTGCGTCGGGCCGCCCGGGATCACCGCGCGGCCGCCGCCGGCCTTGTCGAACTTCTGCCGCCAGATGTCGGCGAACTGCCCGGCGGTCATGCCGGCCTCGCCGCCGTTGTTCACCACCGCGTCGTGGCCGACGATGCTCTCGGCCGGCGCGTCCGGGTTGGCGAGCAGGCGCGCCGCGCCGCCCGGCCCTTGCTGGTGGGCGAGATACAGCTCCCACGGCTCGGGCTCACGGCCCAGGCGCTTGGTCAGGTAGCTCTGGCTGTCCTTGAGCATGCGCGCCGCGGCGTCGCTGCTCTGCGCGGGGTCGTTCTTGTCGGTCAGGCCGTAGAACTTCGCCGTGCGATCGGTGAACTGGAACAGGCCGCCGGCGCTGGACACCGGGTTGTCGGCGTTCGGGTCCAGGTTGCTCTCGATCCGGCCGATGGTCAGCAGCGTCTGCGGGTCGACGCCGTGCTTGGCCGCCGCGGCCTGGATCGTGCCGATCAGGGGGCTGGTCTCGGGGGCGTCCGGGAACAGGTCGAGCTGGGTGTCGCCCTCGTTGCGTGGGCCACCGCGCTGGATCAGATCCTCCGGCGCGGTGGTCGAGATCGGCTGGGCTTCGGCCGTGCGGGCGGGCTGCGCCTTATGGCCGCCCTCGACCACTGAGATCGCGCCGCCGCCGGCCGCGCCCTTGGCGGCCGAAACAGCGACATCGTTGAGCGCGTCGGAGCCTGTTAGCTCCTGGCCCGCGCCGGCGCGTTCAAGCTCCGTCTGGGCGGCCTCCGTCGCACCTTCGACCACTGCGCCCTTGACGACGCGTTTAACGAGGCCCTCGCCGCCAGCGGTGATGGCTTTCCTGACGACGTTTGTCCCGACCTTGCGGGGCACGGACGCCTCGGGACCTAGCATGTCGATCGCGCTGGCGGCCGCGCCGTAGCCCAGGGCCTTGACCTTGTCGTCGGTCCCCAGCTCGCGCTGGGTCTTGCGGATGCCGCCATACTCCTGCGGCAGGCTGGCTCCGAACGCACCGACCGCGCCGCCGACGACTGCGCCGGGGATCGCGCCGACGCCTGCGAACAGTGACCCGGCCGCGCCGCCCGCCGCCGCACCCGCCGCCGCGCCGCCCAGCGACAGGCCGACCTGCGGAACCGCTTCGCCCACCGCTTCGCGCACGGTGGTGACTGGCTTGGCCGCGATGTCGGAGATGCTGTTGATCTCCGACGGGTTGGCCGCGACGATCTGGTCCCCCGTCTGCTCCACGGACAGGCCCAGGTTCGGCATGCCGATATCGCGCATGGTCGAACCGACGCCTTGCAGCACCTGCCCGCCGCCGCGCTGGATATCGTCGCCGATGTTCGGCTTGTGGTCCGGCGCAACCGCGGCCGCCGCAGGAGCGGGAGCCGGCGGCGCAACGTCCATCGGTACGAAGCTCTTGAACTGCGTGGCGTCAACCGTCGGAGCCTCGGTCTCGGTCGGGACGAAGCTCTTGAACTGACGGGGATCCATTACTTGCCTCGCGGAGCTTGGGTCTTCGCCGCCTTGCGCACCTGACGCAGCGCCTCAGCCGCATCTTCGAACCGACCGAACGCGCCGCCGGTGACGCCGTCCACCGCGTACAGCTCGCCGCCGCTGGGGCTTTGGGTGATGCGGATCCCCTTCGGCAGCGCGCCCATGCGGGCCTGCCGCATGGCGTCGTAGTGGTCGCGCAGATAGTTGCCGGCCTTGTAGCCGACGATGGTGCCGTCGGGGCCGTACTCCGGGATCTTGTAGTTGGCGTCGGACCCCAGGCGCGCGATGGTCTCGCGGATGGTGCCGGCGTCGGCCACCGGATCGAGCTCGGCGATCTTGCCCAGCTCCGCACGTTCCGCCGCCTTGCGCGCCGCCTCCTGAGTGTGCAGGCCCAGCTCGGCCTGATTGGTGCGCGCGTTGGTCTGCGCCGCGTCCGCGTGCGCCAGGGCGGCTTGGGCCTGAGCCATCGACGTGCGCGCCTGCGCTGACGCGGTCAGGGCCTGTCGGGTGCTCTGGTCCCGCTTCAGTTGCATCTCCTCAGCGTAGCCCGGGGTCTTGTTGACGAACTCGGTCAGCTGACTGCGCATCTGGTCGACGGTCATCTCGCCGGCCTCGTCGCCGCCGATCGTGACCTTGAACTTGCCGCCTGTGGTCGGCTCGTAGTCCACGTCCTTGCCAGTATAATGCTCGAACATGTCGGCCAGCCCAGGCATCGTCATGCCTTTCAGGCTCAGTTCTTGATTGGCTTCGTCGCGCGACGCCTTCTGATACTGCTCCAGGTACGGCGTGATGTCCTTGCCGTACTTGCGCGCCAGGGCCATCTGCTGCAGCGCCGTGCCGGACGCCGTCTGCAGCGGGGTCTTGTAGTCGACATCCACCGGAGCGAGTTCAGTGCCGCCGGCAGGCGCGGGCGCGGGCGCAGCGCCGGGCTTCACTTCCGCGTCGCCGCCCATCTGGCCGCCCGCCATCGCCGGCTGCGGGATCTGCAGCCCGGCCTTGGCCGCGGCCGCCTTGTGGTCGAGCCCGCCCAGCAGCTTGCCCATGAAGCTCTGCTTGCGGCCGCTCGGGTCCGGGACCGGCTCGGGCGCAGCGTAGGGATCGAAGCCGGCCGGCAGACCTTCGCCCGGCAGCTTCACGCCGACCTGGGATAGCTGGTACTGCTCGTCGCGATCGCGGGCGCGCCGCTTCGCCTGCTCGTCGGCCATGTCGGCCATGTGCTTCTGCTGCTTGCGGAAGCCGTCGGCCGCGCCGCCCAGCACCAACCCGATACCCATGGCTTACCTCAGCATCCCGTAGTCGACAGCGTAGAAACCCGCGGCGTCGATCACCACAGCTTCCGGGATGTGCTTCAGCACGTCCTGGGCCATGACGCCTTGCTGCAGTGTGCCGGGCTTCTGCCAGATATAGCGGAAGTTGTAGATCGGCAGGTCGAACTCGCCGAGCGTGCCGACCTGGACGATGTCGGTCTTCAACCGGCGGTCGGAGCCGAACAGGCCGCCGGCCGGCATCGCCGCCGCGCCGATGGTGCCGAGGAAGTTGCCCAGCCCCGCCTGCGATTGGGCGCTGGCTTCCATCGACGCTTTGTTCAGCGACGTGTAGGCGTCCAGGTTCGCGCCGTAGCCTTTCAGCCCCAGGCCGTAGCCCGCTTGGTTGACGGCCGCGCCGCTGTTCGCGCCGGCCAGCCCGCCCTGCGCCGCGCCGAAGGCGGCGTTGGTGGCTCCGCTGGCCGCGCCGCCGTAACCCAGCACCGCCGACTGCCCGCCGCGACCGAAGTTGGCGGCGTCGGACTTCAGCTGCATGCCGATCATCTTGGCGGCTTCCCGGGCCCGGGTGACCGCGCCGGCCGACGCGGCCGCGCCCATGATCGCCATGTCGCCCATCGCCGAGATCGCGGCCGGGGAGCTGGGGTCGATCCCGAGCCCCGCCATCTGCCGGGCGACCTGCTGCTTCTGGTTGGCCTGGGCCGCCGCTTGGTCGCCGCCGGCCGCGCGCGCCATCTGCTCGGCCTTCTCCGGCTCGTTGTAATCCTGGACCGCCTTGTAGTAGGCGTCCTCCGCCGGGATGCCGAATTTCTTGTAGCGGTCGCGCTGCGTCTGCATGTCCGCCTTGTTGTCGGCGTACAGCTCGTTCTGGTTCCGCTGGGTGTCGGCCGACGCCGCGGTCATCTGCTCGATGGCCGGCGCGATGTACTTGTTGAAGTAGTCCTCGCTGAACTGGACGCTGCGTTCGGCCAGGGCGCTGTTCGCCGCGGCGGCCTCGCCCACCTGCGGGTCGTAAGCCCCCTTGGCGTCTTTCTTCATCTGGTCGACCGCGGTCTCACGCATAGCGGCACTCCTCCCGGAACAGGCGATAGAGCTCAACGTCGCCCCCGTCTTCGGCCGCGCCCTTCATCACGCCCTCCACCTGGAACCCCAGGTGGGCGCAGAAGCGGCGGCTGTCCTGGTTCGAGCGGTCGATCCAGGCGGACACGCGCCGGCACCCCAGCGTGATGAAGGGGTGCTTGAAGGTCTCATGCAGGAAGTGACGGTTGAGCCACTTGCGGCCTGGACGGGCGGCGACGTGCATGAAGATGTTGGTCCCATTGAAATGATCGTAGACGACAGCGGCGATCGTCTCTCCATCTTTCAGCTGGACCAGCCCCTGGTAGCCGTCCGTCCGCCCGAGCGCAAAGAACTCCGTGCAGAAAGCATACGCGGCTTCACGGTCTGCTGCAACGGTGTAGCCCATCTGTTAGCTAGTCGGGCCTTCCGCGGCGGCCGGGGCGACCGTCTTCGCGAGGCGGGCGTTCAGCTCCTGAACCAGGGCCCCGAGCTTCGAGCACTCGGTGTTAGCCTCGCGCAGCTGGTTGGTGAGGATGATGTTCTGCACCGTTAGGTCCCCGACATGCCTCGCGATGTCGCCTTCGATGCGTTGCGCCGTCTCGTTTTCGCCCACGTGGTCGCTCCTATGGAATGGTGCCGGCCAGCGCGCCCCCGATGTAGAATTGGAATTGGCCGCCGCTAACCTGGATGAAGTTGCCCGACCCTGGCCCGAAGACGAACTGCTGTCCAGACCCCACGCTCATGGATCCGCCGGCGTTGATGTTGGCCGCGCAGTCGAACTGCTTGTTGACCTGCACCACGGTGGGCCGGACGCGCAGGCGGCCGTCGTTCGGCGACGCGCGGTTGAAGCGGATGGCGATGAAGTCGCTGGTGGTCGGCGCGCCGTCATTGCCGGTCTCCAGGAAGATATCCCCGGCGTGGTTCCCCCACAGGGTCGACTGCACCCCGGTCGCGTCGCCGCCGCGGTCCACCGTGGTGGCCGTGGAGTTGAAGATCATCCGGTGGCCGAGCGCCATCTGGACGGCGGCGTTGTAGCCGTCGCTGGCGGTGTAGAAGGTCGAGAAGTCACACCTGACAAAGTCGAGCCCGGTGCGCCACTTGCCCTGCAGGCAGTAGCCGCTGTCGGCCGGCTTGGACCCCTCCGACGTGGTCAGGTAGCCAACCCAGGCCGCCGAGCGCGCGCCGGTGTCGTTGTCGCGCACGAAGGCGAACCGCGCGCCGATCATGCCGACATCGTTGCCCTGGTCGATGTGATGGATCTCAATGCCGGTGCCCATCGACCCGGACGAGCCGGGCAGCATGTTGATGTCGCCGCCGTAGAGCCCGGCGGTCGACGCTTCGAACACGTGGGTCTGACCGGCGTTCGCGCCGTAGTTCTGGTCGACGCGCATCACGTGCGCCACCGCGTCGCCGGGGGCGAAGTTGCGGTAGTGGACGTAGGTGTTCGGCGACCCTGTGCGGTAGCCCAGGGTGACGATTTCGCCCGAGCTATGGCTGGCGGTGGTCGGGGTGCAGGTGACCGTGGTGCCGACGACGTTGCTCACCGTCACAGTGTCCGTCGGGCCGGCGAAGAAATTGGTCTTGAACGCCAGCTGCTTGCCGATCCAGGTGCTGCTCGCGCCGTTGGCGGTGAATGATGTCGCGCCGGCCCCGGGGCTGCTGGTCAGCCGGCCGTCCACACCAGAGCCGCCATCGTAGACGTGCATCCAGTTGTGGTTCGGGATGTAGGGGGTGTCGTAATAGCGACTGACCATCCGCTGTCGGGCGGTCGGGCCGATCATGAACCACTTGCCCTCGGTCGAGCGCGTGTCGCCGCGGAAGAACCCGGTGGTGCCCTGCACCGGCCACTGGGTGCGCAGGCTGTTCACATAGCTGAAGTTGCCCGGCATGGCGGTGCCGTCGGCCAGCAGGATCAGGCCGGGGCCGTAGTAACCCTTGGTGAACTGCGGCTGAGTGCGGGTAGCGCAGTAGAAGATCCCCGACGGGATATAGATCTCGTCGAAACTCGACGCTTCGGCTAGGGCGAACGCGGCGTCATTGTTGGTGGCGCCGTCGTTCAAGCCGCCGTAATCGACGATTGACGGCGGCGCGTTACCTGTGCCGCTACTCGATCCGGTCTCGACGACGGTGGTGGTCGGGGTCGCGGTCTCGATCGCGGTCTTGATCTGCTCCAGGTCGTTCTTGACCGCCTGGAGGAAGCTCGCGAGACCGGGCGTCGGGATCGACGGGACCGCCGGGATCCCGGTCCAATTCATTGCCATAGCTCAGCCACCGTGGTCGCGAACTGGATCGAGCGCACGTCGATGTTGCCGGCCAGCTCGAACTCGAACGAGCGCGAACGGAACGCCGGCAGCCGCAGCGGACCCAAGCTGCTGATGTCGAGCGTAGCCTGCAGCACCTCGTCGCCGTAGACCAGCAGCTGCAGGCTGCGCGCGGCGGCGGTGGTCGGCTGGTTCTGCAGGGTCGAGCCGTTGATGTCGAAATAGTTGAGCACCGTCTCGTTCAGCGCGCCCTTCAGCGGCTGACCCCAGGCGATCGCGTTGGCGGCGGCGATCGCGGCGACCCGGACGTTGTAGATATCGTCGTCCTGCAGCTGGCTGAAGTCGGCGTCCACCCGCACGATCGAGAAGCTGCTTTCCTTGGGGAACACCACCCGCTTGGAGCGCCAGACGAAGTTCAGCCGGTCCACCTCGTCGGCGTCGGCTTGGTAGATCATCCCATCGGCGGCGTCGCCGTAGTAGAGGTTGCCCTCGCGCGCGTCGATGTGGACCGCGGTGGCGTTCAGGTCCAGGCGCGAATAGGCCGGCTTGTCGCCGCGGTTGAGCACGATCGCCTTGCCGTTGGCCAGGGCGGGGAAGATGCCGAAATACTGGCTGCCGTAGACCACGCCGCGCATCAGCGACGGGCTGACCGCCTTCCACTCGTCGCGGGTGAACAGGTCGCGGGTCATGTTGCCGACGAAGCCCGCGCCGATCCCGATCATCCCGTTGGGGCTGGCGTAGACCACCCCGCTCTGGTCGCCGGCGATCGTCAGCTTCGACAGGCAGGGCTCCTCCATCGGGAGCCGCTCGGCCGACAGCGCGCCGGGCGCGGAGCCTGTGATCACATAGGGGTTCTTTTCGGTCATCACCGCGATCGAGCTGCCGAAGACGGACAGGCCGATGATCGGGAACGCCACCGACAGGCCGTAGGCGCTCGGCCACGCGTGCGGATAGAACGGGTGGGAGAAGTAGACGGTGTTGCCGACGAAGCCCGCCAGGAAGCCGCCAGGGTGGGCCACAAGGCCCTGCAGGGTCGCCGGGGGCTCCGCCCAGCCGATGGTGCCCAGGGCCTCCCCCAGCTGCGCGCTGGTGAGGTTGTCGCCGTAGTTGGTCGAGGCGAGCGGGATCTCGGCCACGAACTGGTACACGTCGGTGGTCTCACCGGCGACCGACCGATAGATCCGCCGGTGGGTGATGTTGTAGCCGGCCGGCGGCGCGGTGAAGCCGGCGACGGTGACGATGCCGCCGGGCAGGGCGGCGATCTCGTCCGACGGCGGCGACGGCGCGCCCTCCTCGGTGATCGAGCCGAACGTGCCGACGTATGTGTAGACGTAGACCCGGTTCTCCGCAGTGCCCGAGCCGCCTGCCAGGGCGACCGTCGGTTTCGCCGCCGGCGTGGGGATCCCCATCGGGTAGTAGGTCGGGCCCGCCAGCAGGGCGTTGTTGGTCTTCTCCGGCTTCCCGACGGTGCGGCCGGTCATGTAGATCCGATAATCGCTCACGTCGGCGATCGGGCCGGGCACGATGTCGACGATCGAGCTGTAGGTGAGGTACTTCGGCGCGCCGGAATTGTACAATTTGTACAGCGTCTGCGGGAAGGGCACCGTAGGGCTGCCCACGGTGAGCACGGGTCCCCGCCATGCGCGGAGCTCTTGAGAGTAGAGCTTCACGTTGTCGGCCAGCTGCGCCATGTTATCCCCCAGCATCGTGGGGGATGTGCGCGGCTGTAGGCCGTCAAAGCCGAGGACCCGCAGGCTGGGCATCAGCCTACGCGCTCGCCGATTTCGAGGGCGTCATCGAGACCCAGCTGCAGCTGGTCGCCGCCCTCGTCGCCCGTCGGGGGATCTTCGCCAGCGTCGCCGGTCTCCGTGGACACATCCCCGGCGGCAGCCTGTTCGCCCTTGCGCGCGCGGCGACCCTTGCGCGAACCGCCGGGTTCCCCGGACGCGTCGCGGTCGAGCGGGTTGGTGGCGGCGGCGAGCGCCCGGCCTTCGTCGGTGAATACCAGTCCGTCTGCGGTATTGCGCGCCAGGACGACGTGCTTCCCCGCGATGATGGCGATGGCGTCCCCGGCCGTAAACTCAGCTGCGTGGACTTTAATCAGATCAGATACGGTAAGCATGTAGCTCTCCTATTTTGGATACTGTTTCCAGGGCAGCTGCCAGTGCGGCCCATCTTTGAACGTCTTCCAGTCGCCGCCCCACTCGATCGGGACGCGCTCCTCAGCCGCCGCCTGCTTCACGACTGCGGCGAGCAGGTGATACTTCGGCCACGCCCAGCTCACCTCCACGTCGCCATCGCCGTCGGTGTCGAACATCGGTGCGAGATCGACGGCGTGGCCGGTCAGGTGGCGACTGTTCAGCGTGGTGGTGTCGCCCGACTTCATCAGCTGGCGCTGGCGCTCCAGTGTGCGCAGGCCCTCCAGCACGGCGACCGGCCAGGGGGCGAGCCCGTGCGCACGGTTCACCACCCGAACCAGATCCGGGTGCAGGCCCTTCAGGCGCTCGCCGCGGTACAAGGTCATGACATCTCCCGGAATTTGGCGAAGGCGATCCAAGCGCCAAGTATCGCCGTAATAACACCGGCCGCCCATTTAGTGAGGGCGACCATCAGGCCGGCGGCTTTCCAGGCTCCCACGAGTTCGTTGATTGAGCCGGTCAGTTCAGCGACCTGTTTCTTGAGGGCGTCGAACTCCTCTTTACTGACCGTATCCTCTACCACCTACGCCCCCTGTTACGAGATACCTTCCCCGGTGATCAGCCAGTTGTTGGTGCTCCCCTGCAGCAGGGTTGCGCGGCCGCGGTGGGCCAGGGTGCGGACGCCGCTCGACCCATCGGCGGATCGAAACAGGTTCACGCCGACTGTGGGCGCGAGTTGGATGTTGCCGCCGGTGAAGTTGACGATGGTCATTTCGATCCCATCGCCGAAGGCCACGGCGCTGTTGAGTGGAATGGTCAGGCTGGCGGGGCTGGTGATCAGCAGCATCTTGCCGGCGTCGGTGAGCGCCAGATCCCGGTCGGCGGTGACCACCACCTGGGGGTTGCCGCGATAGCCGCCGCTGGCCGGGCTGCCGTTGTCGATCTCGAACAGCATCTGCCCTTGGTCGACGCCGTTCACGTCCACGTCGATCTTCGGCGAGTTCCAGGTGAAGGTGATGTCGTCGCCCGAGCCCTGACGGGCGGGCGTGAACCCGAGGTTCCCCTCCGCCGCGCCGGCGGCCATCTTGGCGGCGGTGATCGTGCTGTTGGGGATCTTGTTCAGCGTTACGGCGTTGTCGGCCAGCTTCGAGCTGTCGACCGCGTTCGCCGCCAGCTTGGCGGTGGTGATGCTGCCGTCCGCCAGGGTCTGGATTTCCTGCAGCGCGCCCGCGGTGACCCGCAGTTCCAGCCGGTCACTGGCGAGGTACGCCTTGGCGGTGGTCGACTGCTGGGCGCGCGCCACGGTCAACGTGTCGCCGGAGCGCGCTGTGCACTTGACGATCTCGATGTTGTTCGCGGCGTCGACCAGGGTGGCGTAGAAATAGTCACCGCCGGTCGGCGCGGGGAACAGCGCCCCCTGGCCGGTGGTCAGGGCGATGGCGGTGGCCCCGGACGAGATCCCCGAGGCCAGCGTCGCCGTCGCGTTGTTGGCGAACAGAACGGTCATGCGAAGCCTCGGGGCTCGACCTCCGTTAGGAGATCGTGATGGTCCAGGTGATCGTCAGGCTGTCGCCGGCGGCCTTGTTGATCGTCGAGAACACCGTGCGGCAGAGCATGGTGCCCGCCGAGGAGGCGTTGAACAGCCCGGCCTCCACCAGCGCGCCGGTGCCGACGCCTGCGCCGAAGGTGCAGATGGCGACGATGGTGTTGGTCGACGGGTTGTAGGAGGTGAGCGCCGTCCGCGAGGAGCCGACTTCCGCCGCCAGGGTGGTGTCGCCGGCGGCCGCCGCGGTGTTGGTGGTGCCGACCGCCATGTGCGACATTACGGCCGAGGAGGTGCCGCCCATTCGCGAGGCGATGTGGGTCTTGCCGGCGGTGACGACGAGGTTGTCAGTCTCCTGTTCCAGCTTCAGATTGCCGCCTTCATCGCGCAGCTCGAAGTGGACGCGGCCGGTGATCTTCAGGTGCGCGGCCACGTTGCCGAGCAGCTCGCTCTTGAATTTGCTCATTCTATCCTCTGGTCGGCAAGGGGCCTACGGACGCACATGCTAACAGGCGTCTGAGACGCTAACAAGTTAGATCATATCGAAGGTCAGCAGGATGGCGGCGAGGCCGGTGCCCTGCGTGAAGGTGATGATCGCGTTGTTCACGTAAGAGATCGTCTCGCCCGCTGTCGTGGTGAAGTGGGTCGCGGCGGCGCTGCTGATGCGTGCGGTGAACCCGGCGGCGATGCTCACAGTCGCACCCGGGTCGCGGTCTACGCAGGTGGCGAACACGCCTTTGCTCGACGACGACTTGACGAAACCGGGGGCGTTAACCGTACCACCAACATTTTCATCAACAGTCTTGTAAACGAGGGATGTCGCTCCTCGATAGATCACCATGTGCGAACTATACGAGATGCTGTTGAATACGCCCGGCGAGGATATGTCACCTGTCGTCAACACTTTATAGTAGACGCTGTTGTAGTACCCGTAAGATACGCCGATGTATTCTACGGCTTCCGTCCAGCCGACGGGCGGCGTGGACGACACACTGCTGTTGGTGTGCACAATGGCCAGATCGCCCGCGCTGGCGCTGGCCAGCGCCGTGGCGAACGTCGATGTGCTGCCTGCGGTCTCGTTGTCGACGCTCTGAGCCGCTACGAAGGTGGCCGGGGTGCCGGCCGTGTCGGACATTGTGACGCTGTCCGCCAGGATCTTGGCGGGCTGGCGGGCCATGGTCTCGCTGAGCGTCGCGCTGTCGGCCAGCGCCTTGCTCAGGTTGAAGGCCATGGCGTCGGTGAGGGTCACCGGGTCGTTCGGCTTCGGCGGGAACAGGAAGGCGTCGAACAGCGTGTCCGCCGCACTGACGCTGTCGGCGACCGACCGGGTCATCAGCTTGGCGATCACGTCGGTGAGGCCGAAGCTTTCGATGGCCTCGGTGCGGTCCTTGAAGATGTTGGCGGTGTCGCCGATCGTGACGTTGTCGAGCACCGCCTGAGACTGCCCGCGGCCTTCCTGGATCCTCGCCAGGATCGACGGCCGCACGATCTGCGGCGGCACCCATATGGCCCGGCTCAGGTCGACACGGGCCCGCGCGCCCTCACTACGCCAGAGGCGGGCCTGATCATCTATGAGGGTGACGCTGTCACTGAAGTTGCGGACGTATGCCTCGACCCCATGGTTGTCGGTGATAACCCCGTCGCTAGGCGTCGCAGTGTCCGCGACCGCTCGGCTGAGCGCCTTGGCGTCGTCATCGTCCGGCGTGACATCGTCCGCGAAGCTGAGCTCCAGCGTGCTGGTGAGCGTCTCACCCAGGCTGGCGCTGTCGGCCAGCTGCTGCGCTGTCGCCTTGGCGCTGGCCTCGCTCGGGGCGACGCTGTCGGTCAGGGTCTGGCCGATGTCCCGGGTCTGGGCGTCCGCCGGGGTCGCGCTGTCGGCTAGCGGTTTACCAACGCTGTTGACCAGGGTCTCGCTCAGGGTGGCGCTGTCAGCCTGGAGCTGGCTGAACGCCACCACTAGGGCGTCGGTGACCGCGACGCTGTCCGCCGGGTTGAACGTCCCGGTGCCGGAGGTAGCTAGATCCTCTGACGCTGTGACGCTGTCAGACAACACTTTCGAAGTGTTGTTGACCATCGCTTCGCTGGGTGTGACGCTCTCAGTAAGCGCCTGCCCGACTTGTACTGTAGGCGTGCTGTCGCTTGCCGCAGCACTGTCTGCAAGCGCCTTAGTTGTTGCTAGGGTTGATCCGTCACTTCCTGCAACACCGTCTGCAGAGCTTTGCCCTACACTAAATACCTTGGCCTCCGTAACGGTAACACTGTCCGAAACGTCTTCAAGATAGTCAGTAGTTTGGCCGCTATCGGAAACTGTGACGCTGTCGCTCAGGCTGAGCGTGCCACCGCTCGATGTCTCGCTGCCTAGGTCATCGCTTGGGGTGGCGCTGTCGGCCAGCGGCTTACTGACCGTGTTGACCAGGGCTTCCGCAGGGGTGGCGCTGTCGGCGATGTCCCGGCTCAGGGCCTGGGTTAGGGCCTCGCTGACGGTGACGGTCTCACTGACCCCCTTGCCGACGACGAAACCGCCGACGCTGTCGGAGGCTGTGACGCTGTCTGCGAAGGCCGGCTTCGGGGTGTTGGCGAGCGCCTCGCTGGGGGTGACGCTGTCTGCGAAGCCGACGCTGATCGCCTTGGTCAGTGTCTCCGAGGGGGTGACGCTGTCGGCCAGGGTGACCAGATCGGCGAACAGGGTGTCGGTGACGGTGACGCTGTCGCTGGGCAGCGGATCGACCGGACCTGTGATCGTCGTCGGCTCAACGGCGATGAAGTAGCCGGCCCACTCCTGAATATTGATCTGGACGAAGCCCGGGAATGCCTCCGTGGCCACTTCATGCGGACTGTAGGCCCACACCAGTGGGGAGTTACCACTGGTGCCGGCGGTGTTGTCTGTGGAGCCGGCTGTGTAGTTCGGCGGCGATCCGTAGATCGTTTCACCCGACACATCCTTTGACAGGAGGGCGAGCCATAGAGTTTTCTTGCTACCCCAGCTCGGCGTCAAAGATATATGGTTTAATGGATAGCGGTCACCTGTACTACTATCACTCGTCGTCTCGACATTACCAGACGCTCCAGTGATGCGGAACACCGACGAGTTCAGCATCTCCGACGCGCTGGTGGTGAACGAGAGCGTCTTACCGCCCTCGGTGCCATCCGCCGTCTTGTAGAACAGGAAGACCTTGGTGGTGGATGCGGCGTCCAGCGCCGTGACCGTAGTCCAGGCTCCTGCGGTGGAGTTGTCCCAAGTGATGGTCGGGAACCCGTCCGACGAGATCGGGATCAGCAGCACATCGCCAGCGTTGACCGTCGCTGGTAGATCAATCGTGTGGCTGGTGCTGTTCGAACCCTCGCCCTTGTCGGTGCGGCTCGCGACTTCCGGGAAGCCGGTGGGCGCGGATAGTGTACCAGCCGGGATCAGCGAGATGGTGCAGACGGCTTGAGCCGACGCTGTGGCTAGGGTGGCGGTGGTTGCGCCGGTCGCGCCCGCAGTGGCCTTCACACCTGTGGTCAGGCAGTAGCCGCCACCGTTACCTGTCGTCCAGTTTACATCGACACGCTCCGTCAGGCTCGACAGGTTGGCGTTCGTCTGCGCCGAAGTTTGCGTCGTCGCCGTGTCGGTGGTGTTGGCCACCAAATTCAAGATCATGCAGTTGGCGACCGTGGTGGTCACCGAGGGCATGGACACCGAGGTGGATGACGCGGCGCTACTGCCGGCGGTCACATCGAAAGGATCGCCGAGCGTTTCGCAGCCGGAGAAGGCATGCATCTGCGTCGACTGCCAGCCGCCACTTGCGAGAACCGGGTTGACCCAGTTGGGCTCCGTCGCCGACGCGCGCCGCCAGTAGCAGACCATGCCGATGGCTGTGGCCGTGTTGGTCGTGCCGATCCCTTGGCGGGTGTTCGGGATCTCCACCCAGCCTGACGGCGCAGTCATGGCGCTGTCGTTTTCCGACAGATGCACCAAGATCAGGATGTCGTCAGCAGCAACCCCGGCCGGCAAGGCTGTAATGTTACTGCCGGCCGAACTCGTGACAACCGACCCGGACGCGCGATAGGCGATAGCCATAGTGGTCGGTCCTTAGAAGTCGGCTCGGATCGAAATCTTAACTATGTCGTATACAGTGATAACTGTCCCTGTATTCAGTGTAACCTCAATTTCGCCTTCGTAGTAACCTCCAGGGCGGCCGGTGAATGTTTGCGGCAACAGAAATTGTACGCGTCCACCTTGGCCAAGTGTCGCGATCGAATGGTCCAGGGTGCCGTCGTCAAGCAGCTGGCCGGGCAGCTTGGTGGCGATGACGGTGTCCAGAACTGTCCCGTCGCTCGGGTCCGCGCGCAGGTACATCCGCACCACGGCGACGCCGGACACGTCGATCGGCCCGCGGCTGGGGCGATCGCTCAGGTCGACGGTGAGCAGCGCCTGGGTGTCGCCTTGAACGACGCGGTGGCGGCGGCTCATTACACGATCCTCGGGAAGCGCAGCCGCTGTTCGGCGCGGGTCTGGCTGGTCATCCGCTCCACGCGGGCCTCGCCGATCGCCGCGCGGAACCGCGCCGCGCAAACCGCTGCAGCGGACATGTCGTAGAACGGTTGACCGGACATCTCATGCAGCCGGGCTCGCGCGCCGTAGCCGATCTGCTCCGCCCAGCGGCGATAGAACTCCTCGCTGACAAACTCCGCGCCGCGCGCCGGGCGCATCACGGCTTCGATCGTCAGCCCTTGCGCGAGGGTCTCGTCCGGCGTCGGCACCAGCTGGATCTCGGCCGGCTCGATCCGGGTGAAGTAGCGCGGCGCGCCGCTGAGGGTGCGCCAGCTGTCGCTGGGAAACAGCTGATCCAGCTGATCCATGCTCTTGGCTTCCAGGGTGCGTCCGCCCACTCGCACGTTCGCCAGGGTGACGATGTCTGCGTCTGTCGGCGGGTCCAGCTCGTAGTTGCCCTGGCCGGCGACCACGGTCAGGGCGGCGTGGTCCAGCACCCACCACTGGCTCTGGTTGCAGAACTCGATCAGCGCGTTGCGCACAGCGGCCTTGGCCACCAGATCAGGACAGTTCGGCACCCACGGCATCACTTCCGGGAGGAACACGTCCAGAGATAGGTCGCTCATTTCGCGGCTCCGCGGGTGTCAAGATCGGCGGGGCCCAGCTCGCGGTTCGGGCCCTCTTTCAGGTCGCTCGTGCGGCTGATGCCCACGAACTGTTCGAACAACCCGCGCCATTTTTCAGCCTGCACCGCGGAGCCGAAGTCGTCGTCCTTGGCGAAGGCGCGGAACAGCACGTAGTAGAGCACCGCGGTGCGATAGATGTCCTGCACCACCAGCTGCGCCGTGGTCAGCTCCAGCTGGGCGGGTTGCAGGGCGTACAGCATCTCGACGGTGCCGGTGCCGGTGTTCGGCGGGTAGATGTAGAACACCTCCGGCTCGCGCGGATCGAAGGTGTAGTTCTGCACGGTGATCGAGGCGGCCGCCGCGGTCCATGTGGGGTTGTAGGCGTCCAGCAGCTCCCGGGTGATGACCTTCACCGCCCGACCGGGGCTGAGGCCGTCCACCCCCATGTTGCGCAGCACGCTGAGCAATGTGTAGCCGTCCTGGGGGATGGTCTGCCGCGCGCCCTGGTCCAGCGAGATCACCGCCCGGGTCGAGGCGACCGACGGCGACGCTGTGACGATCGCCCGCTGCGCGTCGCTGATGTAGAGCAGCATCTCCTCGTCGGTCCACCGGGGCTGCGTCCCGGTGTCGATCAGCGTCTTGCGCGCATCAGCGATGATGTCGGCGGCGGTCGTAACCATGCGGGTCACCCTAACACAAAAGGCGGGGGCCGAAACCCCCGCCTTCGTTAGCCAGTTAGGCGTTGCCTGTTAGGCAACCAGGGCCAGTGCCCAGCTCTCGGGCTTGATCATCTTGTGGCCGAACACGTTCAGGCCACGGACGAGGGAGCCGAAGTCGTTGGGGTTCTGCAGGCTCTCGGTCTTGGTGATCTGCGACGCGAAGGTCAGCGCGGTCTTGTGCCCGGCGATGACCGCCCGACGCTTGGCCGCGCCGCCCTGAGCCGCGCCCGTGAAGTCCTGGCTGACCGCGGCGGTCGGCAGCAGGTTCGAGACGTAGATGGTGAAGCGGTCGATCATGCCGATCTTGCCGTTCCGCAGGATCGACTTGTCGTCGCCCGTCACATACGCCTGAGCCAGCGGCGACTGCATGAGCCAGTAGCGGAACGCCGGGTCGATGACCAGGAAGCGGTCCGTGTCGGGCACGTTCTGCTCGTCGAGAACCGACGACAGCGCGGTCACCAGGGCGACCGTGTTGGTCGCCGAGAGGGTGATCGGGGCGGCGTCGGTGCCCAGGTTGTAGCTGGCGGAGTTCACGCCGGCGGTCGCGCCCTTGTTGGCCGCGGCCCCTTGGTTGAACTGCGCGAGCAGGACCGAGCGGTCGATCGAGATCGCCATCTGCTTGGACGCGTCGTCCGTGAACATCGACATCAGGTTCGGCTTCGACTGGTATTCGAGAACGTCGGAGACGTTCACGCCGAAGTATTTCGCCTTGTCGATCGTCAGGTCGACCTTCGAGGGCGCGGGAACTTCGTAGTTGAGGTTCTGGCCTACGGTGTAGTCGTTGATGGTGATCGACGGGACGTTGTTGATGGTGATGTTGTCACCTTGGTTCTTGATCTCGCCTTCGTAGTTGGTGTTAGCGATCTCACCGAAAACCGTGGTGGCATAGAACTTCGCGTTCAGCTTCCCAGACCAGAGCTGGGGGATGAACGTGCCGGAGTAGGCCGGCGAAGTATTGAAGGGGACTTGAACGGCCGTGGCCATCGAACTTCTCCGTAATTGAGGGGTGGGTTATTTCCGCCCCACCCCTCAGATCACGTCACGGTCGGACGCGGCCTTCGGCCATGGCGCGGTCAATTTCAGCTTCCAGCGCCTGAGCTTTGGCCTCCTGCCCTTTGTACTCCCCCTTCGACAGCGCGATGTAGAACTGCTCGACTTCTCGGGGGGTGAACACGCGAGCCTCGTTGGTCGGGACCTGCGGGTTGGAAGGCCGGTTGGTGCCCGGCTGGACTTGGCTTTCGAGCTCCGCCTTGGCCGCCGGCGTGACCGGGGTTTGCGCGGGCGTCGGCGCTGACGGCGTGATGCCGGCGTGGGCCTTGTAGGTGGTGAAGATCGCGGCGAGGCGGCCTGCGTCCCCGGAGGCGGAAGCCGCATCGAGCAGGGCTTGGTTCGGCTGGCCCGTTAGCGGGTTCGTCGTCAAGCACCAGTCGAGGAACTTCTGGTCCGTGTTGATCGCCTGCCAGTCCGGGACCAGCTCAGTGAGCCGGTTGACCATGATCTGTTGGGCGGTCGCAGTCTGCGTCTTGGCGACCTGTTCCACCTGCGTGGTCGTGGCCGTCGTCTTGCCTTCCAGCTCGGCGATGCGCGCCAGGAGCGGGCTTAGGGCGTTACTCACCACCCGTCCGACCACCTCCAGCAACTCGTCGCCGAAAGCCTCGCGATCCTTTTCCGTGACCCCGGTCGCGGCCGGCTGCGGTGGTTCCGGGGGCGTGGTCGTCAGCTTCTCGGTGAGCTTGCTGACCGATGTGGTCAGCTCATTCACCTGAGACTGAAGGGTCGGGACCTCGCGGTCGTACATCCCCTTCAAGCTTCTGTACCGCTGCTCCCAGTCGTCGCTGACGGGTGCGGGGGTCTGCGCCGGTGCCGGTGCCGGTGCCGGTGCCGGTGCCGGCGGCTCCGCGGGCGGAGGCTCGGCTGGCGCTGGGGGGTCGGCTGGGGGGTCGGCTGGAGCTTCTGCAGGGTCTTGGGCCGGGTCGCCGGCCAGTGCCTTGTCGATGGCTTCCGCCTCCGCCAGCTGTCGCTTCACAGCCTCGGGCAGGTTGGATTGGATCGTCATATTCTCTCCTCAAGCCCCGGCTCTACGGTCGGCTTATAGGGGGGCGTTCAGCCCCATCTTCTGCATCAAAGCGGGGGCGTCGCGCACCAGCTTCTGCAGATCCTTCAGCGCCAGGACGTGGCCCTGACACAGCCCGACTTGCCGGGGATCCTGTGCCTGGAGAAGTCGCTCCGTCCAGGCTGCAATCTCAGCGTCGAGATGCTTGTCGAAGTCGCGCCAGCGCGGTTGCCGACTGAACCCATACAGGGCCAGGAGCGCCTCGGCGCTTGTTTGAGCAAGCATTGCTTCATTCCAGAACTGATTTGTTAGCGTCTGTCAAGCAGTAGTTAGCTGAACCACTTGCATGCCCAGTAGGGCGATCCCGTACAGCAGTCCGTGCCCGAGCTCGATACGCACATTCGCGCCGCCCTCGGGGATGCCGTTGGCCTTCATATCTTCGATTGTCTCGGCGTAGCAGTGGGAGACCCAGGTCGCGGCGGCCGCGTAAATCACCATGATGGCGGTCGCTGTCCAGTCCCGATAGGCGACGGTGACCACCGCCGGGACCAGGAACCGCAGCATCGCGCCGACCATCTCCACCGGGGTCTCAGGCGTCAGCGAGCCGCCGAATATCTTGAAGCGCAGCGAGCGGCTCACCGCCCAAAGGGTGCAGAGCCACGCCAGCATGCTGTCGTGCAGGCCGTAGTTGGCGGTTAGCGACATCGCCACCGCGGCGGTGATCACCAGGGTGCGCGCCGAGCCCACATCGCTGCCCCACAGCCGGTTCAGCCCGGCGAAGATCGGGACCATCGCCACGACCGCTGCGGTCTTAATGCGGGATGTCGGCTTCATGGGCGGGTTCCTTGGGGCAGAGTGTCACATAGGGGACGTTATGCTTCAGCTTGATCTGAAGTACGGTCTCCGGCGTGTCGTTCTTGGAGTAGTAGATCGGCTCGGCCCAGCGACAGAAGCTGTCTTCGACCGGCTTTACCTCGGGCTGCCCGAGGATCTTGTGCGCGTCAGTCGCGACGGAACCCGTCGTCGTTCGCAAGCACCCGCTCAGGGTCACGCACATACTCAAGCTCAGCAGCATTTTGAGCGTCGCGGACTTCCTGGACGATCTCAATGACTTGGTCCTTTTGCGCCGCCTCCTGGCGGGCGATGCCGCCCTGCTCGATCTTGCGCTCGCGCGCGATCCCCAGCAGGGTCTTCACGAACCCTAGCAGAGCTGTGAGCAGGGCGGCAAGCTGGGTCACGTGGTGAGCACCGCCTTGGCGGTCAGGCGACCGTAGAGCGCCACCAGATAGAGCCCGCCCTCGACGATATCGACGATGTGCTGGGAGAGGCTGTCCTTGTCGATGCCGGCCGCCTGATCGACGCCGAGCACCTGCAGGACGGTGATGATGACGCCCAGCGCCGCAGCGATGACGGTCTTGCTGGTGAGCCAGTGCTTGAAGTTTTCCATAGGCTATCCTTGGGACGGCGGGCTGAAGTTGTCGGTGGTGGGCGCGCCGTCCATCAGCGCCTGACCCGAACCTTGCGCCTGGGGCGCGGGCAGCGCCGGAGTGTCGCCGGCTGGCGGTGGCGCGCCACCGCCAAGCTGCGCCATCTGCGCGGCGGCCGCGGCGGCGAGCTTCATCTTCAGCACCTCGGGCGGCGGTACGATCTTGTCGGTGTTCATGTCCAGGCCCTTGGCCACCTCGCGCAGCACTGCGCCGCGGCCCTCGATCCCCATGATCTGCATGTCGATCGGGTTGGCGGTGGCGGCCAGGAACTCCTGGCGGCGGACCTGGGCGGCTTCCTTGGCGATCAGCGCCGATGCCCCGCGCGCGACCACCTGCACGTCGCCCTTCAGGTCGGGATCGTCGGCGTAGCGCATGTTGTGGTAGTAGAGGCGCTCCAGCATCGGCTTGAACACGCCGATGTCGACGTTGCCGATCACCTGCTTGATCGACTTGCCGGCGTTGGAGATCAGCATGCTGAGGCCCGAGGCGGTGCGCCCCGCGCCGCCGGTGGTGTCGCCGGTCAGGTAGCGGGGGATCCCGCTGTATTCGTCGGCGAGCTCGGTCCAGCGATCGAACACCGCCATCAGTTCGCCGGCGTTGCTGCTCGGCTGGAAGAACTCCACGGCCTTGTCGGTGCTGCCGGCCATCGGATCGGTGGTCATCTGCCAGATGCGCCACGGCTGCAGGCTGGTGATGCGCTCGCCGGTGGCCAGCCGGTCGACCTTGATCCCGACCTGCGGGCCCGAGGCCATGGCCATGTTGTTGACCAGGGCGCGCGCGGTCGCGTTGGCGATCACCTGTGGGTCGCGCACCAGATCGGCCACCGAGTTGCCCCATATCGAGCCGGGGATCTTCTCGTAGCTGGCGGTGTAGTAGGGCTTGCGGCACAGCGGGTCGTAGTTCAGCACCGCCTTGATCACGTAGCTGCCGATCAGCCACGCCTCGACATGGTACTCCTGCGTCGGGTCCTGCACCTGCTCGGGCTTCATGCCCCAGTCGAGCAGGAACTGGCCGGGGACCGAGCCCCAGAACTGCAGCGCGTCGATCAGCTGGTCCGGGTTCGAGGCCCACGACACCGACGGCTTGCCTTCGGCCTCGTTGGCGATCGCCGTCTCGTAGAGCCACGCGTTGTGGCCCATCCGATAGTCGGTCAGCACCTTGTCGATCGCGCCGCTGTCGTAGCCGTCGACCCCCTTCAGCTGCTGCAGCTCGTAGCGGCTCAGCTGGTGCTTCTGGATCAGGTCGCCCTGCTGGACGTTCTCCATCGACGGGCACGGGTAGAAGTCGAACGGGCTCACCCGCTCCCATTCCAGCACCAGCTCCTGGTTGACGGTCGGCTCCTGGCCGCCGTCCCACGTCAGGCGCGGTTTCCGGCGCACCACGGGGCCTTTGAGCACCGCGGTGGGGTAGACGGTCAGGTCGTCGATGAAGGCGTCCAGCGCCTCCAGGAAGCCGCCCTCGACGAGCTGGTCTTCCATCTTGTCGGCCATCCGCTCGGCCCGCTTGGCGCTCTCCTCGCGCACCGCGGCCAGGGCCTGATCGCGCAGGTTCGAGACCAGCTGCACCGACTGGTTCATGTCGACCGGCACGCCGGCCATCAGCGCCTGGGCGATCGGCTTGGCGGCTTCGGCGACGATCACCTCGTTGATCTCGGCCGGCAGCTCCGGCACCGGGGTGGGTCGGATCGACCAGGGGCGCTCGACGCCGGTGCCCAGCATCACGTCGCGGATCCAGCCGGCCGCGGCGCGGCACTTCACGCTGGTGATCCCGGCGTAGATTTCAGCCCCGCCCATCTCGCGGATCGCCGCCAGCTTGTCGGGGTCGTACTCGGCCCGGCGGGCGCGCATGTTGCGCAGCATCCGCTCCTCGACGTTGCTGAACTTCCGCGCGTCGCGGGCGATCTGCCAGACCTTGTGGATGTGGGCGGCGATGCCGGTGACCAGCGGGCTGGCCTGCCGCTCCTGGGCCTCCCGGTCAGCATCCTCCCGCGCCTGCATCGCGGCGAGCGGGACGGCCCTCACCGTTCCCAGCTGCACGACGTTGCTCTGCGGCCCGGCGGCCGGCGGCGCGGGAGGCGCTGCGACGCCGAAGCCCCCGGGGGCAGGCGTCGCGATCGGAGAGAAACCTGGAGGCGTGAGCATGTGGGCAGGCTACCTGTTAGCAGGTCGCAAGTCCAGCCACAGCTCCAGCACCAGTATCCACGCGTTGATCGCCCAGGCTGTCATAGGTTCGACTTGTCAACCACGCGGTGGGCCTGCGCCAGCCAGCCGCGGATATCGTCGGCGCTGAGGCTGATCGCGGAGGTCGCCCCGCAGGTCGCCCCATCCTCGGGATCCAGGCCCGGGTCGGCGCGCACGGTGAGCAGGAAACGATCCCCCTCCTGGCGCAGGTTCACATAGCCCGGGTAGGTCCCGGCCTTGGTGACGGCGGCTTGTTCCTTGGTCATGTCCATCCTCCAGCGGAAACCCGGGTCACGACCTGGGCGACGGGGCGCGTCGATGCGCCCATGACGCTGCTGTCCGCGTGCATGCACGCATACTGGTGCGCGTCGGCGATGTGGCTGTGCTCGTTCTTCTGCGGGGTGTCCTCCACCTCGCCGTCTTTCTTCAGCTTGTAGCGATAGCCGCCGCGCAGCGCCCGGGTGAGCACCACAGCCGCCGGGTCGATCAGGTGGGACGGCCCGCCCTGGATCTGCCGCGTTAGCCAGTGGTCGACCGCTGCGATGCGCGCGACGATGTTGTTCGAGCGCGCCGGCTGCACCTTGAAGTTCGCCGCCTTGAGAATGTCGAAGCACGATTTCTCGTCGGTCTGGGCGCGCTGCGATCCGGCCGGGTCGCCGATGATCAGCACCGGGTAGCCGGGATACTTCGAGGCCAGCAGCGGTTTCAGCTTGGTGTTGATGAACTGCAGCAGGCCCATGCCGTCGGAAGTGATCGCGTCATAGGTTAGCAGTCGTCCCATCAGGTCGAGCTGGTTGATGGTCGCGGAAGGATTGAGGCCAAAGTCCATGCCAATGATAAGCGGTCGGTCGGCCCCAAGCTTAATCGGCGATAGGGGGCCCTTCGCGATATGAAAGTCCGCTCTAAAAGCTTTGAAAACTGGTTGACCCGCAAGGCTTTTACCGAACTTGGCATGGATATACACATCTATCCAGTCCTCAGTCTTGCCCTGCATGAGGTTCGGATAGTAGTCCACCGGCAGGAAGTCGACCCAGTCGGCCTCCGCGCTCATGCCCGACGGCTGGAAGAACACGTTGGTGTTCTTCGGCGGGTCGCTGAGAAACCGCTCCCAGAAGGTGTCCATATCCGGCGGGTTGGTCATTCCCCAAAGGTGTCGATTACTTTCGCCAGCATCAGTGACGCAACCAACCCCGTTATCCAGCTTAGAAGGATAACGTCCGAGACGCCCTTGCAGCGCCTCGAAGATATCCTTGTTGATCTCGCGGAACTCGTCCAGCACGCCAAAGCTGGCTTGCAGCGAAAGCAGACGACGGACATCGTTGGCGTCGTCAAGACCCCGGAACAACACTTCACATTCGACATCCGAGAACTTCAGGATGAATTTGTAATTGGTCTTCTCATAGACCCCCGCCAGTCCGTCGGGGAACCAGCGCAGGAAGTCGGGGATGGTGGTGTCGCGCAGCTGCTCGCGGGTGTTGCGCACCACGATCGCTCGGGACCGGCGAATACCGTCCCGGCAGGGGGCCATGTTCGCTGCGTGGTAAGCGATCTTCATCAGGCCGGCGGTGGTCTTGGTCGAGCCGATCGGCCCGACGGCGAGGCTGATGAAGCTCTCATCGACGAAAAACCCGGCGATCGACTTCGGCGGGGTGTAGCTGAGGGTCTCGGTCACCTATCCCCCTGTGAATAGCATCGTGCACAGGGCGACCACGCCGCCGACCGTTGCGCACCCGATCAGGCCCAGACCATCCCATATCCCGTCGATGAACATCTTCATCACAGCAGCTCCACGTCTGGCCCGCCGAGGTCGTCCGTCAGCGGGAACATCTTCGCGACGGGGGGTAGCGCGGGCTTTTTCTGTGGCATATCCAAGACCATGGTCTTCGACTGCGTCGTTTGGCCGCTGATCAGTTCCTTCACGTTGGTGGGCCCGCGGGCCCCCTCCGGGATGGTGATGTTAATGGTGAACGCGGGCCCCCCGGCCCCGGGTGTCAGCGCCTGCGGCGGCTTGCGCGTGCCGGTCATGTCCATCAGCAGGGCCGACAGCTTCAGCTGGTCCTCCGGCCGCCACACGCCGCTGGCGAGGGCGTCCTTGAACTGCTTCTCGATCAGGCTCTCCAGCATCATCCGGGACTTCACCGCCCAGGTGTAGCCCTCGTCGGTGAGCCGCTGGCGCTCGCGCAGGACGGCGTCGTTGAAGCCCGGCGTGTTCTGCAGCCGGACGAGATCTTTCAGCCCGGCGTAGCCGTACTTGTTGGCGACCGTCGCTGGCGGGTCCACCCCCAGCGCGAGCTCCATGATCATTTCGCTGGGGACGTGGAGGATGGACACGTCGGTCATGTCAGTGGCTCGCGAGGAACCCGTCCAGCAGCAGCTGCAGGCCGCGCTTCGGCCCGGGGATCATGTCCCGGGTGATCAGCAGCGGCGAGCACCAGCAACCAGATCCGTTGGTGTGCGCGAACTCCCCTTCGCATAGGTCCACGCGCCGGTGCAACCACGCCTCCAGCAACCCTTCCTGATACAGCTCGATCAGGCGGTCGGCAGTCGGGGCATGGATATGCACAGGCATCTGTCGACCATGCCACATGCTAACCGGAGCGCCAAGGGTGTGCATAACGTGAGACGCCCCGGGGAGTTGGGAGCCCCGGGGCGTCTTGCTGCGCGATCTGCGAGAGACACGCTGCCACGCGTGGTCGGGTGACAGCGGGGCTTTGGGACCCCTCCCGACCGCGATTTACGGCTCAGGCTGTTAGGCGCTGAGAACCCGGATCCAGTTGCCCGCGGGGGCCGCCTTGACGCAGGCGTAGAGCGCCTTGGTCCCGGCCGCCTGGGCGACGCCGGTCGCGGTGGCGACGGCGTTAATGGTGTCGGTGCCCGCGCCGAAGACCTGGGCGGAGGCCGCCCCGTCGTTGGCGATGACCACCCGAGCGCCGGCTTCCGCGAGCGGGAGCAGTACGCTGTCGGCGGCGGTGGCGCAGACCGAGATGCGGTTCACCGCGGCGGTGAGCGCGCGGGCCGCGGCCTTGGTGCCGCCGGCGGTGGCGGTGATGGCGTCTTCCACCGAGCAATCGTTGACCAGATACTGGTCGATCGGGCGCTGCGTGTTGCCGCCGGCGTAGGTCTTCGTACCCATGGGGAGCCTCGTTTCGTGAACAAGAAAGATCCCGGGTCGAAGCCCAGGAAGACTGCAGCCTAACCGTTAGCTGGCGACTGTCAAGCTACCCCGAGATCGCCTGGATCTGGTAGGTGGCCGAGGTGTCCTTGACGTGCAGACCGACCGTGTCCGACGCCAGGATCTGCGGGAAGCCGGTGGTCGGGGCCGCGCCGTCCTGCGACACGCGCACCCGGCAGTTAGCGTCCGGGGTCACCGCCACGTAGCGGGTGGTGGCCTGCAGCGCCAGGGCCGCGCCGAACGCCTGGGCCGCGGTGACCTGGGTCGGCGGCCACATCGGCTCGCCGGTGGCCTCGTTGATGCTGTCGAACTCAAGAACGCAGATCGTCGCCATGGCCCACCTAGTAGTTGAGGCGCGGAGCCATCGCCCGCCACACTTCGTTGATCTCGATGTCGACGCCCGGCCCGCTCGGGTGGACGCCGTCGCTGATGATGCTCACCGGCGCGATCCCGCTGGTGATCGCCTTGTTGAACCCCCGGAACGTGTCGATCATGAACACGTCCTTGGCCTGGGCGATGCCGGGCAGCGAGTAGGCGATGCTGCGGCGCGCCGCCACGTTGGTGATGGTGTGCGTCGGGTTCTGGTTGAGCATGGCCAGCGTCGCCGTCGGGCACCGCTCGCGGATGTCGTCGATCCAGTCGCTCCAGGCGGTCTTCAGCTGGGTCATCCGGTAGCCGGCGTCGTTCAGCCCGGTCGCCAGGATGATCGCCTGGGCGTCGCCGGGCACCACCAGCTTCGGCAGCCGCGTGGCGTCGGTGAGGTAGGTGAGCCCCGCGCCGGCCTGCGCGCCCGCCCAGGCGTACAGCGTCGCTGAGCCGGCGACGGCGACCGTCGGGGTCGGGCGCGGGAACCACGCCTCGACCGGCTGCACGTTGCGGATCGGCCCGTTGATCCCGTCGCGGATCTCGATGTGGCTGATCTCGGTGCCGGCGGCGACCGCGCCCGACCCCCCGGCGTTGCCGACGGCGATGTTGGCGGTGCTGTCGAAGATGCTCGTCGCGCCGGCGGTGCTCTGGCCGACCTGGGTCCAGGTCACCCCGTCGTCGCTGACGTAGGCGGTCGCGACCCCGGTCGCCGCCACCAGAGTCCCCCGCACCCATTTCCAGGTCCCGTCGGTGATCCCCAGCGGGTTGGTCGACTGGACGTTGGTCGTGATCGCGGTGCCGTCCGGCGACCAGTAGAACTGCGAGCGCCCGTCAGTGCGCAGGCCGATCTCCCAGCCGCGGTTCCCCGCCGCGCCCATCTGGCCCAGGAACCACGTGTTGGCGGCCGGCGTCCAGTCGGGGACCTTCACCCGCAGGCGCACGTCGAAGTCGGCGGAGGTGCGCGCCGGCGGCTCGTTGTAGGGGATGTACCGATAGTCGCCGTCCTGCACGGTCCACACCAGCCGGCGCTCACCCTGGGTTCCGGCCTGGACCACCGTCTCGACGCCGTAGGACTGGGCGGTGTCGTCCCATATCCGCGCGACGATGCGCGCGTCCGGCAGAGCTGGGCCCAGCTTCTCGGCCAGCAGCCGGATGAACCAGTCGGTGGCTTCGTTCCCGGTGCTGTCGCTGAGCAGCAGCAGCGAGCTCGAATAGTCGCCGGCGATCAGCGGCGCGATGATATTGGCGAACGGCCCGTCGGCGGCGGCGCGCCGCGCCAGGGCCCTGGCTTGGTTCGCCTGCGAAAACGTCTTGATCAAGCCCGCCACATCACACCCCACGCCACTACCCGATGTTAGCCGCCCGCGGCCTTCAGGGTCAAGGACCGGCCGGCGGCCCAATGAACGCCGTCAGGTCCGTCGTGCCGCAGCGATAGTTGCGGATCTGCACCGCGGCGCGGGCGGGGGTGTTGCCCCGATAGAGCCCGAACTGGCAGTGCGGGCCCGAGGCGTCGTTGTAGCCGGTCGCGCCGGAATAGTTGACCACCTTGGTCCCGTCGATCCACACCTCATGGCTGCCGCCGGCGGTGTAGTTCCACACGGTTTTCGACACCACCCGATACCAGATCCCGGGGACGAACGCCGGCGTGGTCGAACGGATCGTCTGGCCGGGGTCGTCGGCGGTCAGGGTGAGCAGCGGATCGCCAACCCCCTTGGCCGGGATGGTCCGGGTGCCGATCTCGAAGCGGGCCGCGCCGCCGGCGGTGTCGAACACGTTGAAGGTCAGCGGCGCGGGCCCGATGGTGTCGGAGGCGTCGGCGGTGTTCTTCGCCTGGAAAAAGGCGTTGAACGTGCTGTCCATCCGGGTGCCCGGCTCGACCATCACGTCCATCATCATCCAGATGGGTGTGTCGTAGGCGTCGGCGGTCAGGCTGACCCACTCGGCCCGGTTGACCACGGTGGCGTTGTCGCCGAAAAACGACATCCCCGGGCGGTCTTCCATCCGCCACGTGCGCTTGTCGGACGACCGCTGCAGCACCCAGGTGTAGTACCCCGAGTGGTTCGAGTTGGCGTTGCCCTGGTAATACGACCGCCCGTCGAACGTCCACGACGCCACGAACCAGCTGTCGCGCCCCATCTTCACGTAGGGCGTCCACTTGCGGGCGGTCATCTGCCCCTGCAGCGCCTGCGGCACCATCTGGGCCGGCGCAGGCCCGACGGTCGTCAGCAGGGCGACCAGGGCGACCAGGAGGGTGATGAACTTGCGCATGGGCCTAGTTGGTCTGGAGCGAGTAGATCTCGACGTGGAGGTTCTCGGCGCTCACCGGCGTGAAGGCGGCGTTGGCCTTGAACCGGAAGTACAGCCCGGTGGTGGCGTTGGTCTTGAACGGGCAGCCGACCGCGTCATTGAACGCGCTGGTGTTGCTCGGGTCCTTCTGGCTGAGCACCAGGGCCACCCGGCACTGCAGCTTCTCGGCGTTGGCGTCGCTGATCGCGAAGCTAGCGTTGTCGTTCGGGCTGTCCACGGAGGCGTCGTACATGAACACCTCCATCTGCAGCGGCGTGGCCGCCGCGTTCGAGCTGGTGACATGCACCGCGGTGATCACCCCCATCTTGCCCGCGGCGTCGACCAGCCCGGTGCAGGCGAAGTCGGTCGGGGCCGAGGTGCTGTCGGCGATCGCGTCGTCCGCGGCGTAGGCGGTGGTGTCCCCCGGCCGGTTCCAGTCGATCGTGCACTTGCCGCTGTAGCCCGCCACCAGGGGGGCGTAGCCGGCCAGGGCGGGGGACGCGGCGCTTGCCAGCGACAGCGCCGCGCCGCCGAGCAGGAGATATTTCGTGAGCTTGGTCATGGTCAGTACGCCGTCCATTCTGAGCCGGTGTAGGTGATCGCCACCGCCTGCCGGTTGACGTTGAGCACCAGGGTGCTCGCCCCGTCGATGTTGCCGGAGGCCGGCGTGATGGTGATCGGGTTGGTCGCCGCGTCGCCCTTGCAGTCCTTGACCACGAAGGTCAGCCCGGTCGCCGGGGTGCTGGGCAGGTTGGCGGTGGTCGCCGCGCCGGAGCTCTTGTTGACGCACACCAGATAGTCGCTGGTGGCGATGGTGACCGCGCCGGCGGCGGTGACCACCCGGGTCGGAACCGTCCACGGGGCGCTCAGCGCATAGGTCTTGACCTGGGCGGTGGTGGCTTTCTTGGTGGTGGCGCTCTGCACCACCGGCAAGGTCTCGGTGCCGTCCAGGGCGGACGCGCCCGGCAGCGCGCTGACCTTGGTCTGGGCGTGCGCCGGGGTCAGCGCGCCGACCATGACCACCAGAACCGCCGCCCAACTGATCGCCGCGCCGCAACCAATCGCCGCCGCCCAGCCGACCGCGACGGGGAGTGGTGCGCGCCACGGGGGCTTATTCCAGAATGATATCATCGCCGCCCTCGGTCTGCAGCTGCGATCCATCTTCGGCCAGGAGCCCATCCTCTGCAGGTGGGTCGGGCGGGTCGCCGCCGAACGTGAGCAAGATGGTTCGCGCCATGGGGTGGGATGTTAGCCAGTCGTGACGCCGCGATCAAGGTCGCAGGTATTGGAACGCCGCCGCGTACAGCGCCACGAGGCTGAGCACATAGGCCACGCCCAGCAGGATCCAGGCCACGGGGCGGTGGATCTCGGGCTTGAGCCGGGAGCGCGGCAGGCGGCGCTGGTGTCGGGGGAGGGGTGGGGATGATGCGCGCATGGGCGAATATTAATCTTCGGAGGTGGGCGGATTTTGGGCGAGGTATTAGGGGTGGTTAAATATGGGGTGATTAAAGGAAGTAAGGGTGAGGGGGTTTGGGGCGGTTGGTATTTATTAAAATGAAACCGTAAACTGCTTTACACAAAGGTCTAAAAT